GGTTCGAATCCTACTTCTGGCATTGCACGTTTAAATATTAAACGCTTATTCTATTTAAAGAGCAAATAGACGTTGATTCAGCAACGAAAAAATTTAGCATTTACTGGTTCTAGTTACAGGATAAACAACTATTTTAGCTAGATATGTAGTAATACAAAGGGTTAAATGTAGTGGCTAAACACTCAAACGAAACTGAATATAAGGGTAGATGTGTCCAGTTGGCGAAGACGGCGGGCTGTAAACTCGTTACATTAGAAACATCGTTGGTTCGATTCCAACTCTGCCCATTAATCTAATAAAAAATATATAGATAATTAGCTATGCAGTATCAACAGTTTCAATCCAATAAAGTAACCAAAGCTGATTACCGTAAAAATATCTGTTATCATAGACATCCCTCCTCGAATATTAGCTATCATGATGTTTATGGAAATATTTTTTATTAGATATTACGAACGAAAACTGGAGAGGTTTTCAAGGGACTCGGTATTTGTGCTAATTCCTATTTTTATCCATGAAGTTATTGGATTGCTTGGCATGTGCCGTTGAACATGCTATTTTTTATAAAGATTTGACATAAACTGATTATAATGTTATAATAATAGAGATGAAAGAGAAAGATTAAATATGACACAAAAACAACTTGTAACAAAAGCATTTATTGAAGCTTGCAAGTATATTTCTAAAAAGAATTTTGAATTAGATGATAATACTGATATGGAAGAAATTTCAATTAAAGCTTTTTATGGCGGTTCTAATGATGAATGGAAATATTGGGCTGATTATTTTATTGAAAAGGTAAAAGGTAATAATAATGACTAAACATTATTGTGATAGATGTGGTCAACTTTGTGATGGTTTTAGAAAACATGGTAAATATGCAATTCGTGAAATAGAATCATATTCTCTTTGTTCTTCTTTGGACTTGTGCAATGAATGTCAGAAAGAATTAGATGATTGGATGAAAAATAAAGAAGTTAAATCAAATAATCCTGCGAAAAATGTAAAATCTCCTTTATTACCCATCAAAAGAATTTTTGGATAAATTATTAAAAGGTAAAAAATAATAGTAATGATTATATATTATTGTGATAAGTGTGGTCAATTTTTTGATATAAGTTCTAAAAAAGAAAAAACAAAATACCGAATTTATTCTTCTCAATTTTTAAATCTATGTAATAAATGCCAAAAAGAATTGAATAATTGGATGAATAATAAAGAAACCAAACTAAATAATTCTACAAAAGATGTAAATATTTATTAAAAAGATTTTTGAAATAAAATGGTCTGTTAGTTCAGTTGGTAGTAACACATGTCTGTTAAACATGGGGTCGAAGGTTCAAGTCCTTCACAGACCGTTAATAATAGAAAGAGAAAATTATAATATGAAAAAATTTTTAGAATATCCCAATATTGATTTTGGAAAAAGATATATAGTCACTTCTGAGGGAGAAATTATTAGTACTTTTATTAATGCCCCTTTAAAATATGCTTTTAATAATAATGATGATTTATATAAAAGAGTAGTTCTTACAGATGAATCTCATCAAAAACATTTACTATATGTACATAGAATTGTTGCATTTAATTTTATTCCTAATTCCAATAATTATGAATTAATTAATCATAAAGATGAGAATCCATTAAATAATGATGTTTCAAATTTAGAATGGTGTAATATAACTTATAATAATACTTATAATGATTTGCATATTAAAAAAGGGTTAAAAGCCAGAGGCAAAACAGCCCATAATAAAAATGCTACTTTAGAGAAATATAAAGATAAAGAAGTTCTAATGATTGATAAAGAAGGTAAAATATTGAATGTTTTTGATACAATGGGTTTAGCATCTGATTATATTTCTGATTCATATAATAAAAAACGCTCAACCGCATACAGTAGAATTTATCGTGCTTTAAATGGAGAAAGAAATACTTATTTAGGTTATATTTGGCAATGGAGAGATAAAAATAAAGAAAATATTGCTTAATATGTATAACCTAGAGTAAATTAAATTTATGGGAGTATAAGCCTAATTGGTAAGGCATTAGTCTTGAAAACTAATAGTAATCGAGTAATCGGTGTTTCGGTTCAAGTCCGAATGCTCCCGCTTTTAATAAGATATTGACAGCGTGGAAGAGAATTTGTGAAAGCTATGTTACGACATAGAAAACAACAGCACGATAAAAATTCCGTATATCTATTATTATAGTGGGCGTTAGCATAGTAGGTTAATGCAGTGGTCTTATAAACCAAAGAGGGTGAGTTCGATTCTCACACGCCCGATTTTATAGATAATTATCTATAATCAGTTGGATAGGCAACATAATAAACCTATATATGTTTTCCAAACATAGGTGTTGGAGGTCGTGGTAGAGGACAGAAAACTCTACCTTTTATGGAAACATAATTTAATTGGTAAAACAACGCAGTTGTGTACAGACTCTTGATTCTTAATCCGTAGATGCAGGTTCGAATCCTGCTGTTTCATGCCACCAATGATAGAAATGTGTAACTTACCCTATCCGTGTGATATTTGATTCTTTTAACTACGATAACGTAAGAATTTGGTTAATCTTTACTGTTTTCTACATCAGATAAGTTCACCAAGAAAACAGTTTCCTTCGCATAACTCAGTTGGCAGAGTACTTGACTTTTAATCAAGTTGTCGAGAGTTCGAATCTCTCTGCGAAGATTATTTTTTTAATTAAGGAAGGTATATAATGAATAATTATTTTGAAGAATTAAGAAAAAGAGAAAAAAGAAGATTTATAATCCATTGTATTAGCTATATTATAATTTTAATTATAATTATTTTTATTATAATTTTTAATACTTTGGCTTGCATCAAACTTATTAATTCAGACCTTCCAGATTGGTTAAAATTTCTTATATTGGTTAAAAGTTAAATAAACAAAGAGGTATATAAATGTTTAGAAACAAACCGTCAGAAGATAAACGACTTAATGATTTGAAAGTAGCACATTGTTTTGATAAGAGAAGTATACAAGAAGCATGGCAAAATTATTATGGTTTTATTTATTATTATCCAACATCTGTAGAATTACAAGAATTAAAAAATGAGAATTTGGATATAGATGTATTTTGTTTCCCATTAGGATATACATATGTAACTGGTGGTAGAGACAAATGCGGTGATTTTTATTGGATATATTCTTCTTGGGGAAATTGGGAATATCTTTAAAAAAATTTTGGGGTGTAGTTCAGTTAGTAGAACGCTTGATTTGGGGTCATGAGGCCGCAGGTGCAACTCCTGTCACTCCAACTGACCTACTGGTGTCGTTAAATATTTATAGGAGGTTATCAATAATGAGAGAAACAGAAAAAGGTTATATGTCTGATGATGGAGTAGAATTTAGAAGTTATATTGAATGTCAGCAACATGAGGCATATGTAGATAGAGGACTAATTTGGTCTGGATATGGTTCAAAAGATGACACAATGTATAATAATCTTTGTAGAATTCATGAAACCAATCCATTTTATTTTTACCATTAAAAGGAAAGAAAAAAGGAGAAAAAATATGTACTTTACAGTAGAACCAACAATTGATTATCAAACTATAAGAGATGAATTTGAAAGAAAATATGGATATAGAGTAAATGTACTTGAAACATGTTTTGGTGATTGGTATACAAATGACAGTAGTCAAACTTTATGTCTTGATATAGATGATGACAGTGAGGAAGATTTTATTAAAATTGTTAATTTAGTAAAAGAAATGCTTAAAGAAGATGGTCTGGACGAAAATCAAGATTACGTCATTGTAAATATCTGTTGGTAAATAAAATTGCAGATATAGTATATTGGTTAGTACACTAGTCTTCCAAACTGGTAATGTGGGTTCGATTCCCACTATCTGCTTTATAATATCCATGCAAGGACGGTCTTGTATTATAATGGCTATTATAATTATAGTATCCAATTTGGATAGTAAGACAAAAAGACTAACCAAATTGGATATTACATTATTAGGAGGTTGGTAATGAAAAAAGAAGATGTTTTTTGGCACGAAGAAGATGAATATACAGTTATGGAAGATGATGGATGGAAACTAATTTGTGTTATGAATCATCTTAAAGCAAGATTTCATTATGAAATATTAACTCCAGACGGTTATTATCTTGATTATATGAATACAGATATATGTGAAACAATTGATTTTCTTAATAAGATGAAAACTGGAATTGATAATGAATAATGAAAATAAGGAGAAATAATGAAAAAAATACCTACATTATTTAAAAGAGAATTTGTAAATAATCAAAAAGTAAATATTTTTCCAGAAATTACGGAAGGAATTGATTCTGAAATTCTTAAATATGGAATACCAACCGTTAAATGGGATGGGGCTTGCTGTGCCGTTATTGATGGTGTTTTTTATAGAAGATATGATGCTAAAAACAGAAAACCTATTCCAGAAGGGGCAATTAAATGTCAAGAAGAAGCTGACCCAATTACAGGACATTTACCTTGTTGGATAAAATGTGATAAGGAAAATCCTTCTGATAAGTGGTTTTGGAATGCATATGATAAAGCCACAACTAGTGATGGTGTATATGTATTTAAATTAGCAAATGGAACTTATGAAGCAGTTGGTAAACATTTTAATGGGAATCCTTATTTACTTGAAGAAGATTTTTTAGTTAAACATGGAATGACAGAATGTAATATACCTAAAGATGAAAATGGATATTATACCTTCGATGCAATTAAAAATTATTTAGAAAATGTCTATATTGAAGGAATTGTTTTTTGGGATAGACGTAATGGGAATGACTTTCCAGTTTGTAAAATTAAAAGAAGTGATTTTGGATTTGATTGGGGTAATAAAAAATGACTTATGAAAAATTTTGTTCAGCGTTAGTGACGAGAGATGATAGATATTTAGATAGAACTAATCATACATTTGATAATCATTTTCTTGATTCAAATCCTAAACAAATGTGGAGAAATATGGAACATAGTCAACAAGAATTACTTGGAATTAGTTTTAGTCCTTCATATTGGAAATATAATAAAGATGATATGGCTTTAGTTTTTAAAGATTGGGAATATGAAGAAGTCTATTGGGTTCACTTACCTCGTTTAACATGGGAAGATTTTGTTATTCAAGCTTTGGGTGAAGAAAGGGGTAATAAAACTATTGAACAAATGTATAGTTGGTTTAAGGAAGGAGATACGTATGATTAATAAACATAAGAAACCGATGGATTATAGAGTAGGAGATAGAATTTTAGTTCTTACTGGAGATTATAAAGACAGAATTGGAACAGTACAAGGACATGACGGAAATACATTGATTATTAGTTTTGATAAAGAAACAGAATATAAAGGAATTCATTTTATGAATGTTATTAAGTGGTTTGAAAGGATTTAAAATGATTTTTAAAGAAATTAAGGAAGACTTATTTAATATTCCAGATGAATATGCAATTGTTCATTGTATTAGTAGTGATTTTGCTCTTGGTGCAGGAATAGCTAAAGCTATTGATGAAAAATATGGTGTAAAAGATTTATTAAAAAAATATTATACTAATGCAAATCCATATATTACTATCACTAATGATGATTGGATTGGTATGGCTTTATATTGTGAATCTGAAGTTAATGGTAGAATAATATACAATCTTGTTACTAAAAGTAAATATTGGCAGAAACCAACTTACGAATCATTAATGCATTGTTTAGTTGATTTAGCTGATGATTGTTTAGATGCAAAAATTACTAAACTTGTAATGCCTAGAATTGGTTGTGGTTTGGATAAACTTGATTGGGGTAAAGTAAGAGATTGTATTAAACAAGTATTTAATGATATGAATATTGAAATCATTGTATGCAGTTTAGATTAATTTTAATAAAAAAATATCAGAAAGTGAAAAATAATACTTGACAAATGACTATTAATATGTTAATATAAGTATTGTCAGATAAATGATATACAAATAAAAGGTGTAAACTGTAATTCTTAGATACTGCTGATTGAGTTAAGAAGCGAAGTGAAAATCTTCCATGGCAAGCTAAAAGCTGTCTTAGCCAGTAAGTCTAAGTTGGATTTGAACTATTAAATGGAGTTTGACGAACAGCCTTTTATATAAGCATCCATGGCGGAATTGGCAGACGCTACGGACTTTTTACTTAGCAAACATAAAATAAGAGCCTTATATGGGAAACTATATAAGTGGAGGTGGCTAATTCGGTGAACAGCTAAGAGAACGCCGAGCTAAATTAAATAATTAAAGATGAGGGTTAGGGGGTTTCTCTGTGACAAGAGAGATGCACCTTAGAATCTACCTAGCTAGTAAGGTAAAACTCGCCGCAAAGACGTCAAAAGATTCTATCTTTAATATTTATAAATGTGTAGAGACTATAGACTACCTACCTAAGTCAGAAATGATATGGTAAAAACATAGTCCAGACTACAACACTATTATTAGTGGCTATGGTGACATAGAGTAGCAGGAAAATCCGTTGACCTTGAGTCGTGTGGGTTCAAGTCCCACTGGATGTACTTAAACTTTTATTTATCACATGATAAAGAGAAGTTTGTACAAATTGTACAAACAAGTTGTTAAGGAAAATAAATAAAACAAAAACAAAATAAAAAAACACTTCAATACCAATGAAAGGAGGTTAACTATGAGGTGGAATGTAAGTATTGCGAATCTACGATTGATAAATCATCTAATCCCAAGATATGGTGGGATGAATCTGGTACAGAAAGCGTCAAGTTAATGAAATGTCCTTTCTGTGGTAAAATACAAGTGATTAAATATGAACCTAGTTATAATTTAAATTATGATGAAAGGTATTATAAATAAATGGAAAAGGTAGGAACTATAAATTATGGCATCAATAACAGATTTAATAAATGACCCAAAAAGTTGGTGTGATTGTACTCTAAAAGCCAGTCCTCAAACGGTATGGTCTAATACAGTTTTTGATAGTTTGTATGCATATAAACATGCTACTACAGGTACAGACACTATTATGATTAATACAGATAATCTACTATATCCTTCATATAATATAGTAGTTACTAATAATCCATATCAACCAATTAAATATACTATTGAAAATCCAAATAAAGAAAGTAAGGATAAAGAAAGTGAGGATAAAGAAGTGACAGAAACTAAGAAACAGCCTAGAATGTTTTATAATGCAAATACATATGGCAGACAGTTTAGAACTATTAAATATGGAACAAGTATAAAGAATTCTTGTTATATCATACCAGAAATTTCAGATGTTAGGCATATTACTAATAAAAATAATGTAATTGGTGTAGAAATTAAGTTTGCGGATAATACGAAGCAGAAAGCTATTTGTTCACCAAATGATACTTTTAATCTTGAACAAGGCATTTCTATTTGTCTTTTTAAGAAGATTCTTGAAGATGGTTTTGTTGCTTCTAATTTTTTATGCAAAGGTCATGGAACAGGTATTTATAATAAGCTTGTAAATCATGCGATTAAAGTAATGGAAAGACGTATTAAGGCTGAAGAAAAGGCTAAGAAAAAAGAAGCGGAAAAGAAAGAAAAGGAACAGCGTTTTATTGAAAAGAAGCGCAGAGCAGATGAAAGAAAAGTAAAGCGTGAATCTGAACAGAGAATCAATGAAATGGCAGAGGCTATTCGTAGAAGTGGTGTTGTTCCTACAAATTTTACAGATGATGGTAAATAAAGCTTGACAAAAGCTTTTAAATATATTACAATATATATAATACATAAATTAAATACTAAAAAGGAGAAACAAAATTATGGCAATTACAATTAGCGAAAAAACAAATTTAAGACAGGCAAACAGTAAGGTAGTTGTTACTGGTAAACTTGCTGAAAAGGATTTGAAGATTGAGAAGGACGAAAATGGTCATGATAGAATTGTGGGTTTTATTGTTCTTCAGACTTCTGATACGAATTCGGTAAGATTTGGTATTAGAGCATCTTCTAAGACTAAGGCAGGTGCAGATTCTAAGACATATCCCGGCATTAAGACAGTTATGGATGAATATCGGTCTATTGCGGATGTCGGTGTAGAAGACGCAGATGTTGTAACTGTATCTGGTGGTACTCTGAATGCTTATAGAAGTGCTAATTCTGGTAATGAAATTATTGCTTTCCAGACTAATTTCATGAATCGTGAAAAGGACAAGGATAAGGATTTTGGTGCTACACTGGATGTTGAACTTTATATTTCTGGTTTTGTTCCCGAAAGAGTGAAAGTTGGAGAAGATGTAGAAGAAACTGGTAGACTGATTGTTAAGGGATGGTTCCCTACTTTCACTGGTATTGAACCTGTTGAACTGATTGCCCCCGAAGACCTTGCTGATGCAGTAGAAAATGAGTTTGAAGTTGGTCAGACTGTTACTTTCTTTACTGATATTATCAATGAAAGACATGAAGAGATTAAAGTAATTCCTGTTAAGATTGGTAAGCCTAAGACTGAAAAGAGGGTTACTTATAAGAATGAACTTGTGATTACTGGATGTTCTGAAGCTTATGAAAACAAGGAAGAAGGAGACGAAGGAGATTTCGGAACTAACGGTCTTCCTTGGGCTTATGAAGCAGAAGCAATTAAAAAGGCTATACAGGAAAGAACAAATCAGATTGAAGCTGAAAAGGCTAATGCAGGAAAGCCTAAGACAAATGCTAAACCCTCTGGTGCAAAGCATGGTAGAACACTTGGATGGTAATTAATTTGAATTTTCGTATTAGCTAATATATATAGATGAATATAGGGCATCAGAAATGGTGTCCTATGTTTATCTTATAAATGGGAGAAAATAATGGTAATAATGAATTTAAATGATAGTTTTATGAATAAGGCTAAAGACATTGTAGTTGATTATTTTAATAGAAAAAATGATATTACTAATAAAACAAAGTTAACTAAGGATGACGTTTTTATTGTTTGGTTCTGTAAAACTCTTCAGAATTGGAAAGCTTTAGTAAGTACGACTATCCCAGATGGTATATATTATGAAGTAACATATAATGGAGATAAACATGAAACTTATTTAGATGTTTATAAGAAGTGGGAGAATGTTTGTGTTCCAGATGGTAACGATTTCGAATAATAAAAATAAAATTAAAATAACGATAAGGAGAAACAATTATGGCAGTAACAGTTGATATTTTTAATCCACAAGAAACAGTAGTAGCAAAGGGCCTTGAAGGAAAAAGCTTTTTAATTTACGGTTCGAACTCGGTAGGCAAAACAGCACAGTGCGTAAGAATGTCTAAGCCTTTCGTAATTGCAACTGAATCTGGACTTAATGCTACAGTAGGTGTTAAATATATTCGTGTTCAGTCTTGGGCAGATTTTAAGAAGATTGTAAAGCAGTTTACAAGTAAGTCCACTGTTGAAAAGGCAAGACAGATGTATGATACAATCATTATTGATGAACTGTATGCAACAGCACTTCTTTGTCAAGATTATATTCAGACAGTAGTTGGTGGTGGTGCTTTAACACTTGGAGATACAATTGATGGTGGTAAGGTTAACCTTTATCAAGCATACGAAAAGGAATTCTTTAAGACAATCAATACCCTTCTTTCCTGTGATTATACAGTAGTATTTATTGGTCATGAACAGGAAAAGGACGGAAAGGCTGTTCCCAAGGGTGATAAGCGTTCTGTAGACCCTGTAAGAGACTTTGTTGATTATGTTATTTATGTTAAGTCTAACGGTGTTGATGAAGATGGTAAGGTAATTCCTTCTTCCGCTTATCTTGCTGAAACAGATGAATATTTTGCACGTTCTAGATTTGATACGACTCCTACTTATCTTCCTGTTTGGAGTGCCGAAGCACTTGAAGAGGCAGTTAATATTGGTGTACAGGGTCTTGTAGATAGAACTGGTGTTGATGCAGTATCTTATGATGTTCAGAAGGAAATGAATACTACTGAAACTTATGATTTTGATGAAGTAATGGATAAACTTATGGCAATTGGTCAGAGATTTGCTGATGCAGATAAGATGGAAGAACTTACTGATATTGTTGAAGCTACTCTCGGTGTAGGACGTAAGGTTTCCCAGTGTACTAAGAAACAGCTTGATGCGCTCGTAATTATTCTTGATGACCTTACTGATAAAGCACAGGAACTTGGAATTTGATTCATTTAAAATAAAATAAAACTGCATATTCATATTATATGGGTATGCAGTTTTATATAAATATATATAAAGGAATAAAATATGGAAATTGGTCATTCAATTCTTTTTAAAGATAAAACTGAAATTCCTCAATTGGGTGGAAAAGGTGACGAAGAGCATCAAAAATATATAACTCCAACTTTTTATTATACAGCAAATGATGTAAATTGTGGAGTATCAGTTTTAGAACTTACAATTTTTGAAACTAAGCCCTGTCCTTTTTGTGGGAAACAACCTTATACTATGATTAGTCAAGTGAATGATTCTTTATGTAATAATGACCCTCCCAGATTACAAGCTAAAGTTGCATGTACAACTTGTGATGTATCAAAATATAATTCTATTATATGGAAAGATGCTAATTTTTTAAACGTATTAAATTTAATAGTTAAAACAATTGAAGAATGGAATACAAGAAAATAAATTAATAATAAGGAGATTAGACATGAGTAAAATTAATTTAACTAATATTAATTCTCAGCGTGAAGCAGTTGTAGAGCATCTGAGACAGTTTGGACATATTGAAAGACAAGAAGCTGAAGATGCATATGGAATTACTAGACTTGCGGCAATCATTTATAATCTTAAAAAGGACGGGTTTGACATTACGACTAAGTTAATTCCTTGTCAAGATAGATTTGGTACAAAAAAGAAAACGGCAGATTATTATCTTATTAATAATTAATAAAGGAATTAAAATTATGAAAGAACTAACTCCAGATATTGCATTAGAAAAATATTATGAAATGTGGATTGCAATGGCAAAAGCAGAAAAAGAAAAAGAAATAACCGAAAAGGATTTTGACCGATTTAAATTTAGAATGGATTTTAAAGAAAATTGGTGTAAAGAAAAAGATGAAAATCCTGTAAATAACTGTTATTTATGCGAATATGCCGTTCAATCTTATCTTAGCCATAAAACTCCAGAGGAATCTAAACGATTATTTTCATTATTGGGACTTGATGAACCAAATCCAATTATTTTTATGAAAGATTCTATGTGCAAACATTGTCCTATTCTTTGGAGCAAAGATAGAGACAATAATAATTGTGAGAAGGATACCGTTTGTTGGTCATTAAGCCCAATTAAAAATATTCTTATGTTACCTCTTAATAAAGAAGAACTTGATGAATATTCTAAAAATCACACTTGACAAAAACAAATAGTCATGCTATAATAAAGATACTTCGAAAGGAAGAAAGACAACAGCATATTGCTTTATCTTTCTTCCTTTATTTAATTAAGGAGACAAATATGGGAGAAAAGAAACATAAGAAAATTAAAATAACACCAAAAGAATGGAACGAATACCAATCTTTAAAAATAGAAAAAGAGCAGTATCTAAAAAATAGGCTTTTGGAACTTGAACTTGAATCTCAATTTCATGAAAGGCAATTAAACCCAATACAAAATTATAATTTTACTTTTACAAATCATAAATTTGCTCTTTTACCAAAAGTATGTGATTGTTGTGGAAGTGTGTTTTGGTTAGAACCTTATATAATAGAGCAGGTTTACAGCAAGAATGACTTACATCATATGCAATACTATAATTGGTTAGGCGAGTGGAATATGTATAAATATATTAGAACTTATTGTTTAGATTGTTGGAGAGATAAAAATAATATTTAATAAATAATTAAAAGGAGATTTAAATGGGAACTAGAAGTACAATTACATTTTGTGGAAAAGTAGATAATGAAATTATTCCTTATGTAAATATTTATCAGCAATATGATGGATATTTAGATGGAGTAGGAACAGAATTATGTGAATGGCTTATGGATAAAATTATGGTTAACGGTATTACTAGTAGAGAAAATAGAAATATTGCTAATGGTATTGGTTGTTTAGCGGCACAATATATTAGAGATAATAAACATGAAGCAGGAGGATTATATATTTATCCAATAGGATATGCACATGAAAATTGTGACTATAATTATCAAGTAATTATTGATGAAGAAGCTGTAGACGTTTTTGAAGACAAAAAAATGAAAGATATAACAACTATTGTTATTGATAATTTTGGAAGAGAACCATTCTTTACAGGTACTATTTCGCAGTTTTTTGATTATTTAAAAGAAACTAAAAGGAGATTTGAAGATGACACCTATTATTAATCCATGGGCTATTTATTTAATTTCAAGATTAGATACGATTAAAACAGCTTTAGCAGTTTCTATTGTTTTAATTTTTTGTATAACGACATTTTTTGTTTTTATGACTTTAAGTGATGGAGAAAGTTGGGAAAATTTAAAAAAAACAGGTATAAGAAAGATATATGTTTTGACAGGAATTCTACTTATTATAAATTGTTTTATTCCAGACGCTAAAACTGGTATTATGATTCTTACTACACATTATCTAACGCAGGAAACTTTTGATAAAGGTATGGAATTTGTTGAAAAGACTACAGACCATATTGTTGATAAAGTAAAGGAATTAAATAATAATTAAATTAAAGGAATTAATATTATGTTTGGATATGAACAAGAACCTATAAAAAATTGTCCTTTTTGTGGTGGTAAAGCCTATCTTTATAATAATGCCTTTCATGTTATTATTCATACATATGCTTATGTAAAATGTAGTAAATGTGGGATTAGAACTAAAGAGTATAAAGGTGGAGATTGGGAAGACACTAATTGGTTAGCAATAGAAGCTTGGAATAGGAGAGTAAATAATGAATAATAATATGGGAAATAAAACAAATATAACATATACAGGAATTGGATTTGGAGGACTATTAACAATTGTTTTTATTGCTTTAAAATTAACAAATTTTATTAACTGGTCTTGGTTGTGGGTTACTTCGCCTTTATGGCTCCCAACTGTGATTGTAATTTTTATTTTGGGTTTAATTTTTATAATTAGTCTTATATATGTAATTATAAAAAAAGAATAAAAGGAATAAAAAATAATGAGTAAACCATTTAAAAAAGAAAATTATTGGTGGTGTATTCATGACCCCGCAGGTATAGGAAACTGTTCTCGCAGGTCTGATAATTTTTGTTTAGGAAAACATTGTTCTCTTGAATGGGATGGTTATTGTAAATGTGAAAATTGTACATTAAATAAAACCTTATATTGTGATAATTGTTTTCTTAATAAAGAAAATCAAAAGGAAATATCAACAATTTATTTATGGTGTCCAAAATGTAAACACCTATCAATTGAATTTTCCCATACATTCTGTGAACTTTGTAGTATGAATAAAATAGAGAATGTCCCAACAAAATTTATACAAAAGGAGAAAGAATAATGCAATGGTGTAAGAATTGCGTTTATCAAGGTACTAATTTTAATGCAGACCCTTGTTGGAGATGTAATACAAATATTATTAATAATAAAATACCAACTCAATTTAAACCCAAAGAAGATAGTGTAATGAAAGGAGAACTAATGAAAAATTATAGAGAAGAAGAAGAATGTTTTTTACCTGTAAAAGTTTTAGGCTCTGGTTTTATAGATGATTCTGTAACAGTAAGATACCAAACTGGTTTTAATGATGCCAGTGCTAAAAATACTCTTCTTGTAGCAGATTTGCCCAATATTCTTTTAAGAGCAGAAAGTATTGTTCAGCGTTATGAGGAAAAATATCCTAAATCTACAGTTACAACAACTAAGAAATCAGAGATTCCAATTATTAATAATATCCATTTAAAAACAATATCTTGTGGTTCATGTGGGAGGCGCATTTCACAGGAATTATGGAATGGTCATGCTTGTATTGAAACATCTTCAATTTTAGTAGATAAAACTAAACCTAAATTCTGTCCTAATTGTGGTAAAAAAATAATTTATGAAGAAGATTATGAAGCTTATGAAGCAAATGATAATTCAGATAGTTGTGGATAATTTATAGGAATAACATTATGAATGATAATAAAATAATTTTAAAAACTGATGCTATTGATGCGGCATGTGACGGTGCTGATGAATGGGATGGAGGTAGTAATCCCGAACGAGATAAAAAAATTGAGGAATATATTAATGATGTTCCTCCTGTAGATTGTGATGGTTGCAAATGGTGTTATAAATTTTATAATCCATGTGACAATTGTGTAAGAAGATATTTGGATTTAAGGGATTATTATGAATAATAAAAATAGTAAAGATGATTTAATTAATAGAGGACAGGTTATTTATCAATTAACTTTAAATAAGTACAAAGGGGATGACGAGTGGAAATATGCTGTTGAAAATGATATTCAAACAGTCTGGAAAATATTTTCTGTACAACCAACTTTTAATATGACTAAGGCTAATTGTTTAATGCATTTTCATAAGGAATATGGATGTGATTTGATTAAAGCAGAAGAGGCATATAACAAAGCCCTTGAGTATTTACGAAGTCAATCAACAATGAAAGGATAAAAAATAAATGGTTTCAATAACTTGTCCATGCATTGAATGTAAATATAATGGTAAAAAAAATAAATGCACAGCAAAAGCAATTAATCTTACATATCGTAATATGGCTACAATAAACGAAGGTAGAGTTGATATATGGATATGTGATAAACATGAATTGTCTGAATCTGCAAAACAGATTGATAAATTATTTGAAGAATTTTTACAAAGGAAAGATAAAGTAGATGGATGAAATGGTTCGTAAACAAAATATATTAGATGCGATTGAGAAATGTCATAAGCGGTGTTGCAGGACGGATTCAAATGGTGATGAATGGATTCACTATGAAACGACATTAAATGAGATTGAAGCCCTACCGTCAGTACAGCCGAAGCGCAAGACGGGGTATAAAATCAATCAACATCAGTATCCTGCAAAATGGGTGTGTTCAGAATGCGGAGCAAAGCATTTTGATTTTTCGGATAACTTTTGCAGTCAGTGCGGTGCAGATGTGAGAGGTGAACAGGATGAATAAGAGTGAAATCATTGAAAGACTGAAAAATATTGCAGAATACGCAGTACACACTGTCGGTGAAGAATCGTTCGTCATGAGTATTGATGATGGTATAGCGGTACATGAAGCGATTGAATTATTGGGAAAGCCCGAAACGTTTATAGACCGTGAACAAGCAATAGATTATTTGCATAAAATTGGGTGGTTGCAGAATCATGACAGGATTCTGACGGAGAGCAGGGTTCCTTTGAAAGGCACATGGAAAGACTTTACGGACGAGGGATACGTTGAATGCCCCTTTTGCAAGAGCGCAATCAACTGTGAAAGCAAGGAAGAAATAGACGATTTACATTTTTGTTTCTCATGCGGAGCAATGTTAAAGAGAGAGGAAGCAAATGGATAAGAATAATAATTGTGATAATTGTAAATATTATAAATGGTATTATGATTATTGTGAAAAGTGGAAATGTGAAGTTAATGATAGAGAAGTTCATTCGTGTTTTATAGGGAGAGATGAAGAAGATGATTAATAAATTAAAAGAAAAATCGGTAAATTTCCTTAATACATTAAAAACAGATGGCACACTTGATTCTAAAACTTATAATAAATTACTTGATTTTTATGCAGAATTAATTAAAGAAGCATATTATGAAGGCTATGATAATGGATATGAAAGTGGCTATGATAATGGTTATGATAATGGATGGTGTGGATAAAGATGAATAGAAATAGTAAATGTGTAGTAAAAACAGGAAATTATAAATTTTCAGAAGATATTAGAGCAATAGCAATGCATCGAAAAAATTTTAGTATTTTTAAAGATGAAGACGACCTTCAAGATGGAGATTATATTCTTTTTCAAAGTGCAACGGGTAGAGATATAATGGTACAGATTACATATGTTCTTAGAAATACTAGTAATAATTTAGTATCTGGGTTAATGGAAGGATACTGTATTGTCGGTTTTAAAAATATAACCATAACAACATAAAATACTTGACAAATGAAAGAAAGAGGTATAAAATGTTATCAGAAAGTTTGAAACAGGAAAATTAATAAGCTATTTAAAAAATTTCACAGAAGAAGGACAAATAAATGGATGAAATGATTCGAAAACAGGATGTAATTGAAGCTATGAATCTTTGGCTTTATGATAGAAGAGATAAAAGAACGGTGGATGAAGTGATTAATGCTCTGCCATCAGTACAAACTGAACCACTTACAGACTATGAACAAGTAATTTTCCTTTCAGCAATGGAAAAAGAGAGAGTAGTATGTAAAAAGTTAACAGATGAATGGAATAATGTGAACTTAGATGTACCTTGTCCAATAAATCTTCTTCAGTTATGTGATGAGGTTGAAAGAAAAGTAAGGGAGACATTATGAATGAACTGATTCGTAAACAGGATGCTTTAAATATACTTGATGAACAAATAGAACAGTGCAATAAAGCGTTAGGTTCATTTAGTATTTCACCTAAAGATGAATTTGCAATCAAAGTTGAAAGAGCATCACTTAGAACGTATAAAGAACAGCTTGAAAACCTGCCAATAATAGAACCAAAACATGGTTATTGGATAGAGTCGCATGAATATATATATGTGGACAACGGAATTAAAGAATGGATAAATTGGTATTGCTCTGAATGTGATGTTCCAAATGATAAACCAACTGACTTTTGTCCTAATTGCGGTGCAAAAATGGAGAGGAAAACAAATGTATGATACATAGATATAATTTGTGGCTAGATACAATATATCCTTTATTATGTAAAATTGTTGGAAAACGTTATGGATGTTGTAGTAAAATTAAAAATTGTACACGTTGTATTAGAAGAAATGGATGGAAGGAATAAAAATGGTGCTGATTGATAGAGAAGAAGCAATAAAAGAATTGACTAAAGCGCAACTTAGTGCTGATTATTGTAGAGAACATGATATAGATAATAGTATAAATTTAGGAATGATGTGTATTGTATTACGCAGTTTGCCAATAACACAGGAAATTATTCATTGTGAGAACTGTGAACATTGGGACACATCTTGGGAAACTGTACATGGATTACATTATTGTCCTATGATTGACCTGTCTACAAAAAAGAATTTCTTCTGTAAATATGGGACAGAGAGGAAAGGTAAGAAGAATGAGTAATAAGGATACCATATACAGACAGGATGTGATTGATATTGTTACATTTGAATGTGGAAAATGGAAAGGTTTGAGTAAGGAGATTACTAAGCAGATTAACGCTTTGCCGCCAGTACAACCAGAAATCATTCATTGTAAGGAATGTAAACATCATTGGACACATAGATGTATGGACAGTCCTCCAATAGAAATATGTGACTTAAAACAAACATTTTATGATGCAGAAGTTGACTTCTGTTCATTGGGAAAAAGGAGAGAAGAAATAAAATGACAAAAGCGGCACTCATTAAAGCGAAGAAGATAGAAGAGGAAATTAACTTCATTTCAACATTTGTATTACCTCAACTCAACGATGTTTATTATAATGTTGTTGACCATATGGATACAGGTTATGATGAATTAGATGTCGATTTTCACTTTGATAGAAAAATAACCACAATTCTCACGATGGAGAATGTGTTGAATTTGATTCAAACTGAAATCAAAACAGTAACAGAACGTAAGGAACATCTTGAAAAAGAACTTGAAAGGTTATAAGGTGGAATAAATGAATAGCGAAATAATTGAAGTTTTAACAAAAATGCTTGAATGTGAAGGTACTAATTCTTGTAATCGTGATTGTTCTAAATGTAGTTTATCCACAAGGATGGTTGACAGAAGCAATGCGCTCATTATGGCAATCGAAGCACTGGAAAAAGCAGAAATGAACTATCTGGAAATTCCAGATAGTTGGATTCCATGTAGTGAGGGATTACCAAAAGAAGGGTATGAGGTACTTATCACTAAAGAACCTTTTAAAATCAAAGGTTACGAAAAGGAAGTAATCGAAGCAAAAAGGTCTATTGACCCAAGAAGCGGAAAGATTGAATGGTGGTCGCCAGAATTTGGTTCACTTACAGATGAATCAGTGCTTGCATGGATGGAAAAGCCTAAGCCGTGGAAAGGAGAAGCAGATGGGCAGACTAATTGATGCTGATAAACTGAAAGAGGCAATAGATAAACACAAAGGCACAGTGAATAGCACAGACCTTTTTAAATACTGCTTTGACGGCGGTGTAGATAAATCGTTATCTGAGATTGAATCTGCTGAAACTGTTGAAGCAATTCCTATTGACTGGATTGAAAAGAAAATGCAATGGTTGAGAGAACATAACAGTGCTTTTTATAATCCTGTCTATTTTCTTGAAACTATGCTTGTGGAATGGAAGGAGGAACAAAATGAGCAGACTAATTGAGGTTGATGCGGTGCAAAAGGCAATAGAGAAAGAATGGGACGGAATTGATGGTAAATACATCGCAAAAGATATTATTGATTTTACAACTCAAGCTGTGGAACAGGTGGAAGAGGCTAAAGCAATTCCCGCTGATTGGATTGAAGCAGAAATTAAGAGGCTTAGAGCAATGGACTTTGAACTTGCCACTATGACCGCAGAAATGATTGAGGCAATGTTAAAGAGATGGAAAGAAGAACAGGAATAATAAAATAATATGAAATTAGAAGATATTAAAGATAATATGATAGTTGTGTGTAAAAAGCCACACTGTCATGAAAGTATTAATAGTTGGGTAAGTCCAGAAATGGATAATACTATCGGTAAACCAATGAAAGTAATTTTTTTTGATAAAAATGGTGCATTTTGTGAATCAAGTGAAGAATGGTATGGAAGATGGTATTATGATATAGAATGGCTTGAACCATGGGAAGAAGAAAGGAATAATAATATGGAAAATAGTAGAGAAGTGTTTATGGCTATTGTATATGATGAACTGTACAGTGATGGTGATAACTATCGTGCCAATAGAATCATTGATGCCGCTGATGAATATGTAAAGGATACAATGTGGTCTTTTATTAAAAGGCTTATGGGTAAATATGATGAGGTTTTAAGTATTGGGGATGTAATTGAAGAACTTAATGCAATGGAAAAAGGAGAAGAAAAATGATTGATTTTCCAAAATGGCTTGAATCAAAAGCATATGAATTATCTGATACATTTTATGAAGCATTAAAAATGGCATATTATGAAGGATACCAAAAAGGAAAACAGGATATGTTAGATAGAGCAAAGGCAATTGTAAAAATTACAAAACAAGAAGAGGAATATTATGGGCAAAATATTAGGGAAAGCTGATGATTATGTATTAAGAAGAAATGTTTTAAAAGACATAGAAGAACTTGATATGATTGATACTGTAGATGGTCTTGGTAGACCTGTAAATAAAGAGGATATTCGTATTCAGATGTTTGGGACAGTTTATTATGTTCCAAAAGAAGATGTAATCCCTACAGAATGGATTAGAAAGAAACAGAATGAACTTGATAACAATAATGGTTATGTAAGTTATATATTTGATTGGTTAATTGAAGAGTGGGAAGAGGAGCAAAGAAATAAATAATGGCAATTAGTGAAGCAAAAAAGAAAATTGTAATTGATAATTACTTTAAAGAAGAATGTACTATTGATACTTCTATTAGAGAAGCTTTTACAAAAGGTTTTGAGATTGGACTAAAAAAAGGTGCAGAACTTAAAGAAGAAACTATAGAGCAACTTTCATGGAATCCTATTTTAAAAGGTTTACCTATAGAGGGGACAATAGTTGAAGTAACAATTTTAGAAAATGATGGAGATACCCCTTTAAAATACACAAGTACAGGATGGCATCATAAAGGAATTTGGATAGTTAATAATGAAGTTTGTTATGATGTTATAGCATGGAAACCACTTTCTAAAGCATATGAAGGAGATTGTTAAATATGGGGAATGAAATTAATGAAGTAATTAATGTTTTGTGTGAAAAGTTAGGAACAACTGGACAGTATTTAATTCCAGAATTAATGAGAATAAATATTGTTGAAGATATAATTTGGGGGATTGTATCATTAATTGTTGTAATAGTATCTATATATTTTTTACCTAAAGCGTGGAAATATGATAAAGAAGAATATACTTTTTGGGTAATTGTTCCTATAATATCAATTGCTGTGTTTGGTGTTATTTTTATAGCAATGTTAAATGATATGATAGGATGGATTGTTTCACCAACTGCAAAAACAATATCTTATATTATTACTACAATGAGGTTAATGAAATAATGGGAAGATTAATTGATGTTGATGATTTTCTTTTTACTCTTGGAGTAAGTGATAGAGACATTTATTGTCAAGAGACAATAGAAGATTATATAATGGAAAATGGTACAATTTCTGATAGCTGTAATGGTTGTATTCATTTCACAACAAAACCAATTTATCCTTGTTCTAAATGTAGAAGATTACATTTTGATACTGATTATTATGAAAATAGTATAGGAGAATAAGTTAATGACAATGACAAAAGATAAAATTTATAAACAGACAGCAATAAATATTTTAAGTAATTCAATGCCCAGTCTTACTACTCCAGATGGTTCTAATTCCATTGACCATGATATTTTGATTGTACAGGAAACTATTGTGGATTGTATTAATATGATTAAAGGGATAGAACCTATTTCAGAAGCCAGACCTTATTCATATGAATATTGTGTTAATGCTATGCTTGTAATGTGGATGGAAGATATTCTTACAGACAAACAGTATTATACAATTATGGATAAATTAAATAAAAGTGTAGAATGGGATGAAAAGAATAAGGAATATAAATTTAAAAATAATAAATAGGAGTTTGTTATGGTAATTATAACAGAATGTATGAGAGGAGGAACATCGGCTGTATGTATTCCATTAGAATCTTCAGTTATTGAAATTCGTCCTTCTGATGTTTTTCCTCTTGGTAACGGATATAAAGATACGATTTATTGTTTAGCGGCTTATCGCAGTCCAAACTATTGGGAATTAGGCAGATATGAAACAGAAGAAGAAGCAATAAAAGAATTTAATAAAATTATTAAAGCTTTTAAAAAAGGAGATAAGTATTACGAAATAACAAAAAATAAGGAGTAATTAAATGTTTTATAGACGAACAGAAGATGGAGAGGAAATAGAAATACATATTAAAGCGGGAACAGAAGAATTAAGTTTTTATTCAGAAACAGGAACATATAATAGAGATGATGTTCCTTGTATTGATTTTGTTGTTTCCGAAGATTTAAAAGAAGAGATAGAAAAATTATTAGAAAAAGTACAGTCTCTTATTTCTAAATTAAATAAAGTAGAAATAAATATTGAAACAAAAGATTGTGAAACTTGTAAATACCGTAATGTATCTAAATATGTAAATCCTTGTTATGAATGTAATTTAACAGATAATTATTCTAAATGGGAGTATTATAAGGATGGAGATTAAATTAGATAAAAATCAAATAACTAAATTTTTAGAGGATGAATTCATAGATATACAAATTGGGGATTATAGGGTCTATCTTGAAATTGACCATATGGATAAGAATCCTTTTTATTTTGAATTTGTAAGACATAGAAAAGGTAATATAGAGAAAAAAACAATTGGTGTTGCTAATAATATAATAGAATTAGAAAAATTAAAACCTAAGCGTCCAGAAGACCCTAGTTATTATCATAATGACCCACTCTGTCCCAATTGTAGAACATATATGATATATAAGTTTGAACATTGTCCCAAGTGTGGTCAGAAAATAGATTGGTCAGAAAAATAAATAAAGGAGAACAAAAATGGATAATTGGATTTCGGTAAAAGATAAAATGCCTAAAGAATATGAAAGTATTTGGGCAAAATATAAAGGTACTTCTAGATGGACAAATGGAATGTGGTCTACTCAATCTGATAAAGTTATAGTTACTATTGAATTTATAGATGGAACTAGAACAACTGATTCTTCATATACTCATGATGGAGAATGGTTTTGTGAAAGAGATTGTAATTTAGTCAAAAAGAAAGTTGTTGCGTGGATGCCTTATCCAGAAGAATATAAAGGAGATTAAAATATGAGACCAATTGATGCAGATAAATTAAAAGCTAAAATTTGTTATATGAATAAAGGATTTCACAGAGTTATGGGAGTAACAGAAGAAGATATTGATGAAATGGAAACTCTTGAAGTAATTCCCATTTCTTGGTTAAAAGGAATAATTAATGCATGTAGCAAAAGTACAGAAGAAGAAGCCCCTTATATTGGATATGTTTTAGAAAGTACATTAATCGCATGGGATAAAACAAAAGATAATCTTAAAGAAAATTTAAATAAAAAGGAAGAATAAGTATGATTATTGTAATTGGGGGAATTATCGCAATATTTCCTACAGCAATGTTTCTTATTTTATTTAAACAAAATAAAATAGATGAAAAAGACCATTGGATTTAGCTTGACATAAACAAAATAAACAGGTATAATAGTTATATATAAAAAGTATGAAAGGATAATTAATTATGGCAACAGTAGAAGCAAAATGGAGTGGTAAATGGCCTTGTCTTTGTCATGGTAAATGGACTTTAATCGTTGATGGAATTGATGTATCAGATAAGATTCCAGAAGAATTAAGGGATAGCCCTATGGAGACTTATGGTTTTTATGATACTTGGTATTTTGATAAAGATTGGAATGATATTTGGGAATCTTATGAAGATGGTTTTGAATGTAAATTTTGGATTGAGGAAAATTTAGAATGGTTAAAAACTATTACTACAGATGAAAATGTGATGGAACAAATTTATAACGCTATTAATGCAGAAGATTTCAGAGCAGGTTCTTGTGGAGGTTGTATTTGATGGAGAGTAGAAATTGTCCTAATTGTGGAGCACCCAATGACCCACATTTAAATAAATGTCCCTATTGCGGTACATCATATTTTGATTTAACTTCAATTGATATTGCTGATGGTAAACCTATGTTTTTAAAGATAAAAGTACAAAATACAATTATTACTCAATTGGTTCGTCCAAGTCCTAATGTTACTGTAGAATTTAAAACAGAATATCGACCTGTTGAAAAAGATGGGATATTTACTCGACAAAAAGATAAATATACTTCATGTTCTACAGATATTGTTTTTCATACTATTCCAGATGAACGTAATCGTATTTTTACTATTGAAGAGGAAATGTAAATGGGTGCAGGTAGACCAAAGAAATGTATGATATGTGGCGAACCTATTATTGGAGAAGAAGGATTACCTTATAAAGATAATAGATTTGTTCACTCTAAATGTTTTCAATCTGAAGTAAAAAATATAGCTAAAGAAAAGCAGAAACAATTAAATACTAATAAAAGAGGTAGAAAACCTAAACCACAGGCAGAGTTAAAAGATGGCCTTACAGAAGAAGAATATAATGATAAAAAAGCATATTATGAATATATTAAACAGCTAATGAACAATGAATCAAATGAACCATTTGACCCAAAAATTTATGCGATTTCTACTAATATAAATGAGAAATATGGTATTCCATGGAAGTGGATGTACCTTACTTTAGTTTATATGAATGAAATCATTGAATATAACTTTGATTTTAAAAAAGGTATTGTTGGTTTAATTCCTTATTATTATAGTCAAACTAAAAAATTCTATGAAGAATTAGATAGAATAGAAACAAATAATAAAGATTTAAATACTGATGGGATGTATAAAGAAACGACAATTTATATTAAACGTCCAAAACGTCCCATTAAACAATTAAGTGTTGAAGATATAGGGGAGTAAAATGAATGTATGACAACCTATCAGATAAGAGAGCATATTCTAATACATTGGGCTGTTTAATGTTAAATACAGCATTAATTGATGATATTGATAGACCATTAGATAGAACAGATTTTAATACAGAATCTTTCTATGAATTGTTATATGTTGCTATTTATAATCTTTATATGAATGGTTGTGAAACAATTGATGAATTTTCAATTGATTCTTATTTAAAAGATTATAAAACACAATATGCTATATTTCAAGAAAATAATGGATTAGAATATGTTAATAACGCTAAGACAATAGCAGACTTAGGGAACTATGATTATTACTATCATAGACTTCGTAAGTATGCTTTATTGCGTTTTTATGAAAAAAACGGATTAGATACCAGATTTATATATGACCCTACAACTGTTGATAAAGAACTGGATGCAGAAAATATAAAATTTGATAATTATACCGAACAGGATATTGTAGAAGAAATTGAAAACAAATTAATTATTGATGCAAAAGCAATGTATTGTACAAATACATTAACACAAAATATCCAAGCAGGTGATGGATTAGATGAATTAATTGATTCTCTTCTTGAATCTCCAGATTTTGGTTATGCGTTTGCGTCAAAGGCATTAAATACTATTAGTCGTGGAGCAATGGCAGGTCGTTTAATTCTTAGGTCTGCTTCTACTGGTGTAGGTAAAACAAGAAATTTCTTAATGGATGCTTTAAAATTTGCGTGTCCCTATACTTTTGATTTAGATAAAAATGAGTTTATTTATACTGGTTGTTGTACTCCAACACTATTTCTTGGAACCGAAGGTTCTTTAAGTGAATTTCAGACTATTTGTTTAGCTTGTGTATCTGGTGTAAATGAAGCACATATTATTAAGGGTGAATATCAAAAGGGAGAACTTGAAAGAGTAAGACAAGCCGCTAAATACATTAAGGAGTGTCCTTTGTATCTTGTATATTGTGATGATTACAATATTACAGATATTGAGAATATTGCTAAAAAATATGTATTACAATATAAAATAGAAGTTTTTATTTTTGATTATCTTCAGACAAGTTTAAGATTAATGACAGAAATGCGAAATAAAACATCTGTTAGAATGCAGGAATACCAAATTCTTATTGTATTCGTAACAAGGTTAAAGGCATTAGCAGAAAGATTATCTATTTGTATTTTAACTGGTACTCAGCTTTCAAATGAAGCGAAAGAAGCTAAGTATAAAGATTCTTCTGTAATTCAAGGTTCTAAAAGTATTCCGCAGAAATGTGATGTGTGTCTTATTATTTCAGAACCAAATAGAGCAGAACGGGCTAAACTTGATATTCTAACTAGGAATATGGTTGGTGTACCTGTTATTAATATGCTCCAATGGGTATATAAATGTCGTAGGGGCGAATATACTAGAGTGGTTGTAGCTTCTCATGTAGATTTAGGTACAATGAGAATTAAGGACTATTTTGTAACAGATTTTGATTTAAGTGAAACTATTGCAATGGACTTTAGTGATATTAAAGCAATTGAAGAAATTGTTAAACAACATAGTGTTGATGCTAAAGTTGTAGAATCACAACTGTCAGATAATCCCGAAGAAAATAATATTACTCAAACAGAAGAAATAATAGATGAAGTACCATTTGAAGAGGATAAACCTAAGAGACGTAATTTTGGTTGGTAAAGGAGTATAACTATGTATTTAAATTATAAAGCTATAATTAACTCTCTTACCGAAGAAGATATTATTAAAGTGTGTACTGCATTAGGTAATGGAGAACATACAAAAGGGAATCATGATAGTCTGTGTTTTAATACTTGTTTATGTCATGGTGGTGATTCACCAAATAAATTAATATATTATCCTCATAATATTGAAGGTGATGGAACTGGCAGATTTCATTGTTATACTTGCGGTGATACATATGGTATAATTGAATTAATAATTAGAGCGCACAGACAACATGGTAAAACTTTAACTTGGTATAAAGCACTTTATTTCTTAGCTAAAATTACAAATAAAATTATTGAATCTACACCAGAAGAGACAGAGACAAAAACAATTAATACAGATTTAGCTTGGATGAATCGTATTAAAAGTTTTAAAAATAAGAAAAGTAATTCTGTTCCTAGTCTTAAAGAAATAAGTGAAAACTATCTTGAATTGTTTTGGTATGACCCAGACCCTTTACAAGATTGGATTAATGAAGGAATTAGTACAGAAGCTTTATCAAGATATGAAATAGGTTGGTATAGCTTAACAAATCAGATTACAATTCCTGTCAGAGATTCAAATGAAAGACTTATTGGGTTACGCTGTAGAAATCTTAATCCAGAAGATGTAGCTATTGCTAAATATGATAATATGTTTATTAATGGACAAAAATTAAAATATTCTACTGGTTCTACATTATACGGATTATGGGTAACTCAAGATAGAATAAAACAAAATAAGAAAATTATGTTAGTTGAAGCTGAAAAATCATGTTTACTTGCTTATACTTATTTTGGTGAAAATTCTTATGTTGCGGCTACTTGTGGTTCAGCAATTACTTTTACACAACAAAAGATTTTGTTAAATGAATTAAAAGTATCTGAAATTATATATGCTCCAGACAGAGACTATGAAGAAGCTGACTCTTATGAAGCAGAAATTTGGATGAAAAAACAAATTAAAAAATTAGCACCATTTGTTCCATATTGTCAAGTATATTTAATTGCAGATAGTAAAAATAGATTAGGATTTAAAGATAGTCCATTAGATTGTGGAAAAGATATTTTTCTTGAATTATATGAAGAGAAAATTGAAATTACAATGGAAGATGTAAAGAGGTTGAAAGATGGATAAAACAAAAATAAAATATAATGTTCATACTTTCATAGATTCTGTGGGAGAATTGGGAATATGTGTATCTCCTGTTAAAGGGGAAGATGTATTTGATGAAAAATTATATTATTATTATAAAAATGATACATTAATAGCAATATTAGATTATTTTTATTATGATTGGAGAGAGGAGAAAATTAAATGGTTTTAAGTTTTATTATTTTTGGAATTGGATGTGGGTTTTTTGCGGCTATAGGATACAACAAGGGTAAAACAGATGGATATGAAGAAGGATACCATGATGGAATGAGACTATATAGGAGTTAATTATGAATGAAGCAATTTTAAAACCGTATATAAGGGCTGTAGACCCAGAAAAGGATAAGGACTTACCTGTTTTCTCACATAGTAGCTTAGAGCAATTTGTGAATTGTCCTTATGCTTATAATTTAAAATATAATGAAGATAAACGAAGTGAAGATACTACATTAGCTTTAGAGTTAGGTTCTTTGCTCCATAAAATTTTAGAAATTAAAGGACATTGGGTGCATTTAGGGGTTGACATTGACTTTGATAAGTTATATAATATTATTGAAAGCGGATATGAAGAACAAGATGAAAAAACCTCTGAAAAATTAAGAGGTGTTAAAGCTTTAAAACGTTCTTACTTTGAAAATTGGTATGCTAAAGATAATGCCTCTGGAATGACTTATGAGGAAAAACTGAAAATATTTAAATCAACTGTTCTTCAAAATGAAATGACGGATAATGAATGGAAACCTGTTTATTTTGAACTTCCATTTGAATTTGTCTGGAATAATAGATGTATTATTCATGGTTTTATTGACCGTGTTGATATTAAGGATGGTGAGTTCAGAGTTGTAGATTATAAAACAAGTAAGAAAGTCTTTGATGATTCAAAGGTTAAAACAAGTCAGCAGTTTGGTATTTATGCTTGTGCAATTTTAAATATGTTTGGTAAATTACCTATTGAATATGAATATGATTTTATTCTTTTAAATCAAAAGCAACAAGCTATGTCTACAGGTTGGGAAAAACGATTTATTAAAAAAATTGAAAAAATTTTAGATGCTATTAATAAGTGTAATGAATCAAAGATTTTTAGTCCTAAACCCTGTCCTCTTTGTTACTATTGCAACTATTGCGCTAATAATCCTAATGCTAAAGAATATCAACATGAATGTATTTATTTTAGTTTATGGACACCTACTGAGAAGTCCTTTAGTGTCAATGAAGAATTTAATATTTTAGATTTTAGAAAAAATAAAGAAAAATCAAAGACAGAAAAAAGAAAGATATTTTTTTAAGAGAGGTATAGAATAATGAATATTGAATTAAAGCCCATGGAGTATGAATTTGAAAGAACTAGAATAGTTCTCGCACATGATGTTATTGATGGCATTGAGTTTTATATCATTAGTCTTGGCACTCATCCTTGTGCCTACGTACACGTTCCTTCTACTAATCCTATTAGTAAAATGACATTTTCTTGGTTGGATTTAAGTGAGAAAATTTATTGTCATGGTGGGGTAACGTGGTTTGATTCCTGTCTTCCAGACAACAAAAGATATACTGATGGTAAATGGCTTGGATGGGATTATGCTCATGCAGGAGATTGTTATGGTCATGGATGGGATGATACTGATTTTAAAAAATGGACTACAGAAGAAATTTTTGAAGAAGTCAAAAATGTAATTGCACAAGTAAAAAAATATGAAGGATAAATAAGGAGAATTAATATGAATAGAATTAAAAATATTATTGCTATTGTTTTTGTAATGATTTTTGCTTTTATGGCTACTATTCCAACTAATGCTTCAGAATACAATTATCATTATTATACCAGACATTATGTTGACCATAATATTCCATATTATCAGACTAACACATTCTATGTAGAGAAAGGTTGGGGATGTGAATGGTTTGAATGGGATAAGGAAGAAGAATGCTTCTGTAGCTTAGATTGGAATAAGAAAGTCGAATTCGGCTCTAATATTAAATATGGAACTTATAAAGTAATCTCTTCTACTAAGAAAGAAGTCTGCAAAGGTGGTAATATTTATCAATATTCTACTAAAATTAAACATGGAAATAGAATTTATACAATTAGTGCCACTGGAAGAGATTCTAAAGGTAAGGCTGTAAAGGTTAAAAACAATAGAATCTTTGTAAGTCTTAATATGGCAAAACTTATTTATAAATTCTCAAAACAGAAGAATGGCTTACAGATTCTTCTTAGAAATACTACTATTAACAAACAGAAAATTGATGAATTTTATATGTATGGAGATGGAAGATGGGAGTAAAACATAAATATTTAGATGATATTGGAGTTGATTATAAACAGCTTTTCCCTTATCTTTATGAAGAAGAAAATGATAAACTTCATGTTGATACGCAAAAGTTCTTTCAAAAAGAATATGAGACTTATGGGTTTGCTAGTAGAGAAACATGGAATTTAGACGGAACGTTTTATAGGTGGGTTTACGAAAGAGTCAAAAGATTTGTTGAAGTTGGTGGACAAATAGCTGACCTTAATTTTCATAAATTTACTTTTAAGGGGAAAGAATATACTCAGCTTGAATTAATCAATATGATGTTTGAAAGGTTAGAGTATTACTTTGATGAAGATGCTCTTGATAATAAAGTGGACGAATATGAAAAACAAGGAATGAGTATAGTTGAAGCTGACCAAAAGGCTTATGAACCAGTTGTAGAAATTGGTGAGATTTGGGCTATTCTTCTTCCTGCTATGTGGTGGTAAAAATGAGTTATATTGGTATACATAATCATACCGACATTGGTAGTAATCATGAATTTAGAGATTCTATCAATAAGGTTACAGACTTAATTGAATATGCCCATTCTATTGGTCATAGAGGTATTTGTATCACTGACCATGAATCTTTATCTGCTCATTTTAAAGCATTAGATTATTATGAATCTAAAATGAAAGAAGATGACTGGAAAGATTTTAAACTTGGATTGGGTAATGAAATTTATCTCTGTCCAGATTTTGTAACAGCAGAAAATGTGGGGAAGAACTTCTTCCCCCATTTTATTCTAGTTGCACTTGATGCCTATGGACATAAGGGTTTGCGTGAATTGAGTACAAAAGCATGGACTGAGAATTGTTTTTATTCTAGATGGAATAGAGTTCCTACTTATTATAATGATTTAGCAGAAATGTTAGATACATATAGAGGACATATTATTGGGTCAACAGCTTGTCTTGGGTCTAGTATTAATAGACAGCTTCTTCAGTATAAAGAGGATTCTTCAGAAGAAGCAATTATTCGTATTCGTCAATGGCTTGCTTTTATGGTTGATATTTTTGGAGAAAATAATTTCTTTATTGAACTTCAGCCTAATCCTAGTGAAGAACAGGTTTTTTGTAATAAACAATTAATTAAACTTGCGGAAGAATATAATCTTCCTTATATAATTACAACTGATGCTCACTATCTTAAAAAAGAAGACAGAGCAATTCATAAAGCTTATATTACAGCCAATAAAGAAGATGATAGAGAAGTAGACTATTTCTATCAGACTACTTATGTAATGTCAGAAGAAGAAATTCATTCTTATATGGATGAATATTTAGGATATGATGCTGTTCAAAAGGGTATTGATAATACAATGCTAATTTATGACAGACTTGAATATTATTCCATGAAAAAAGATTTGGAAATTCCTTTTCTTCCACTTGACAGAACTGAACCAGATAAGAGGTTGGTAGATAAATATAGTGAGCATATTCCTCTGTTACGAGAATTTGCTGAATCTGAATATGAATCTGATAGACATATGGTTCGTGAAATGCTTAAAGGTATTGAAAAGGATGAAGTTTATCAAACAGATAAAGGTTATAAAGCTATCTTTGAATGTCTTGATTCTTTAAAAAGGTCATCTGAAAAAATGAATGTCCGTTGGTCTGCTTATCTTGACCAAATGCAAAATTATGTTGATACTATTTGGGATTGTGGTAGTATAGTAGGTGTTGGTCGTGGTTCAGTAATTGGATTTTGTATTGCTAATTTATTGGGAATTACGGGCATTAATCCATTAAAGGAAGAAACGAAAACTTTTTATTGGAGATTTCTTAATCCCGAAAGAGCAAGTGTTCTTGATATAGATATTGATATAAATCCACTTTATGTAGATAAAGTTATTGATAGATTTAAAAATATTTATGGTTCTGATAAAGTAACAAAAGTTCTCACTTATTCTACTGAAAAAAGTAAAAGTGCTATTCTTACAGCAGGTAGAGGTCTTGGAATAGACAATACATTAACATCTTATATTGCTTCACTCATTATATCTGATAGAGGTAATCTACGTTCATTACGTGAAATGTATTATGGTAGTGAAGAAAACAAACCTGTACAAGAATTTGTCAATGAAATGAATAATCATCCAGACCTTTGGGAAACGGCACAAAAAATTGAAGGACTTTGTTCTGGTATTGGTTCTCATGCAGGTGGTGTTATTATTTGTGCTAAACCTCTAACAGATACTTGTGCATTAATGAGAACGAAATCTGGAGATATTATTGCACAGTATGATTTACATGAATGTGAAGCAATGGGTTTAATTAAAATTGATTTGCTTCGAACTGATGCTATGTCTAAAATTCAAGAATGTCTTGAATTATTATTAGATAAGGGTAAAATTGAATGGCAAGGTTCTCTTCGTGATACTTATGAAAAATATATTGGTGTATATAATCTTGAAAGATATGCAGAAGATATGTGGAGACTGTTATGGGAACATAAAGTTATCAGTGCTTTCCAAATGGAAAAAGAATCTGGGAAACAGGCATTAGCATTAGTTAAACCACATTCTGTTGATGACTTAGCAACTATTAATTCTGTAATTCGTCTTATGCCACAGGAAAAAGGTGCTGAAACACCATTAAATAAATTTGCTAGATTCCATGAAGATATTAATGAATGGTATCAAGAAATGGAAGATTATGGATTAACAGAGGAAGAACAGAATATTCTTAAAGAAATAGTAGGTGTTTCATATGGTATTTGTGAAGCACAGGAATATTTAATTCTTCTTACCATGCATCCCGCAATTGGTGGATTTAGTCTTTCTTGGGCAGATAGTTTACGTAAGGCTGTTGCAAAAAAGAACCCTAAAGCTTTTGATGAACTGGAAAAACAATTTTTTGATAATGCTGTAGAGAAAAAATTAAGTAAGAATTTAATTAATTATGTTTGGAATGTTTTAATTAAAACTCAGCGTGGATATGGTTTTAATAAATCCCACACACTTGCTTATTCAATGATTCTTTTACAGGAACTAAATCTTAATTATAGATGGAATCCTATTTATTGGCAAACAGCTAATCTTATTGTAGATTCTGGTTCATTAGATACTGATGCTAATGATGCTACCAATTATGGTAAAATAGGTATCGCTATAGCGTCAGTCAAAAAACAGGGAGTAAATATTGAGATTCCATTAATCAATGAAGCAGGTTTTGGTTTTGAACCAGATGAAGTTAATAATAGAATTATTTTTGGATTAAAGGGTATTAATGGAATTAATACTAAAATATCACAAGCTATTATTCAAAATCGTCCCTATACTTCTATGGAAGACTTTGCTCAAAAAATTATAGATACTAAGATTGTTGAAAATCAACATATGGTAAAATTAATTAAGGCAGGATGTTTCACAGAACTTCATAATGCTGATAAAACGGTTACTATGGATTGGTTTTTAAAGAAGTATTGTTTTAATCCAATTAAATCATTAACATTATCTCAACTTGGAAAACTTCGTGAAAAGCAGTTAATTCCAGAAGAATTTGATAAATGTGTTAAAATTTTACTTCTTAAAAATTATATTCTTGATGACGAGGGATTTTATTCTAATTATATAGACCCAGACAAAAAGCCCTTAAAACGTGGTTATCACGATAGGTATTATATTTTAGATGATACAAGTCAAGCTGTTTTTAAAGACTTCTTTTCGGAAAATTGTATTGTAGGAGTTAAAGATGAATATTATCTTGTATCCGAAAAAATGATTAATAAAGAAGCAGAAGTTTATATTAAACCGTTCAGAGAATGGATGAGTAGTGCAGATGCTTTAAATAGATATAATCTTAGTTTATATCTTGATTTATGGGAAAAATGGGCTAATGGTAATGAAGCGCATTGGTCAATGAATGCATTAACCTATTATGATAAAAAGCATGAATTAGAAGATGTAAATGAGGAATTATATGGTATTGTTAATTTTAATGAACTTCCAGAAGAACCTGTTCCATATGAATTTTATACAAGATATATTAATGGGGAATTAAAACACATTCCTAAATATGTAATTAGTAGAATTGCAGGAACAGTCATTAATGCAGACAATGGTCATTTTATGGTATCATTATTAACAAAATATGGATTAGTAAATGTTAAAATGAGTAAAGGCCATTATGCTTTTTACAATAAGAGTATTTCACAAATGGGCGAAGATGGTAAAAGCCATAGAGTGGAAGAAAGTTGGCTTAAACGTGGTCAAATGATTATTGTTTCTGGTATTAGAATTGGAGATACATTCTATCCTAGAATTTATAATGACACTATTTATAAACACACAGTAGCCTTAATTAAAGAAGTTAATAAAAATGGTACTTTATTATTACAATATGAAAGGACAAAAGATGAGTAATATTTTAGAATGTATTGCAACAGTAGAAGGTGTTAGATTTTATAAAGACAACTTTGGAATTATCGTCTGTTCAATTAATAGTATTAAATCTGGTAAATTGGCAGATACTTTATTTACTTCTGAAGTTGTTTTTAAAGGAACTATGCCCTATCCTGTTGTTGGTAATACTTATAATATTAAGGCTGAATACGTATGCGACCTTAAATGGGGAGACCAATATAACATTATTTCTATGTTTACTGCGGTATCATTCGATACCGCTGATGGCAAAAGAAAATTTCTTGAAAGTATTTTTACTCCCTATCAAGTAGAAAATATGTATGAAGCTTTAACAGACCCTTTTACTGCATTAGATACAAGGAATTATACAGACCTTATTAAGATTAAAGGTTGTGGTATGACGAGATGTACAGAATGGGCTGATAGATTTGCAGAACATATTAGTATGGCTAGAATCTTACTTGAATTAGGAGATTTTGATTTAACTAATAATATGGTTAAAAAACTGCTTGATAGATACCGTTCTCCAGATGTAGTTGTAGATAAAATCAAAAATAATCCTTATGTTTTATGTACTGAAGTGAATGGTATTGGATTTAAAAGGGCTGATGAAATTGCTATGAAAGGTGGTATAGCCTTTGATAGTACAAAACGAATTAAAGCCTATATTAATTATTTCCTTGCTGAATGTGGAGAAAATGGTCAATCTTGGATTACACCAGACCATCTGTTAGGTGCTATTTTAGATACTTTAGGAGAAGAAATTTCAGATGATAAAATTACTGAGTCTATTCGTGAATTAATTGAAGAAAATAAATTATGGACGAATGAAGACAAAAGTAAATTAGGTTTACAATATTATTATGATTTAGCTGTAAAAATTGCAACAGAATTGATTAGATTAAGAGACGCTGAATGTAATTTTAAATATGATGGTTGGGAAGATGTAATTAAACGTAATGAATCATTACAAGGTTGGGAATATACAAATGAGCAGATTGATGCTATTAAATCCTCTTTCACTAATAATGTAATGGTAATTACTGGCTATGGTGGAACAGGCAAGAGTAATACCGTATCTGCTATTTTAAATATTTTTAAGAATAATTCTCATGTAATTTGTGCTTTGTCTGGTAAAGCTTCATCTGTATTAAGTGAATATACAGGTGAAGAGGGTTTTACAATTCATAGATTGTTAGGGTTCCCTCAAGGTGATAAACAGGGTTTTGTTTATCATGACGAAAATCCTCTTCCTTATAATATTGTCGTTGTAGATGAAATTTCTATGATTGGTGCTAAGTTATTTTATTGCCTTTTAAGAGCAATCCCTACAGGAGCAAAAGTTATTATGCTTGGTGATGATGGTCAGCTTGAAAGCATTGGTTGTGGTAATGTAGCCAGTAATATGCTTGCTTCTCCAGAAATCCATCATAATGTATTAACGAAGATTCATAGACAAGCGGCTAAATCTGCAATTATTACTGAAAGTATCAAGGCTAGACAGGGTACTCCCCTTATTACTAAAGATTGGTCTGGAACTGAAACTAGAGGGGAATTACAAGATTTTACTTTAATTTGTTATTCTGATGCAAGTAATACCTATTATAAAGTGCTTGAAGAATTTCAAAAGATTAAAGCACAACCTAATTTTAATATTATGGAAACACAGGTTATTGTCCCTATGAAAGTTAAAGGAATGGCTTGTGTAGCACAATTAAATGATATTCTACAAGAACTTTGTAATCCTCATGATAGAAAAAAGAAAGAAACAACTGTTTTTAGAAACGGTAGACAGCAAATTATCAGAGAGGGTGATAAGGTTATTTGTAAAAAGAATAATTATAGAATTAAACCTAATATTTTTAATGGTAGTACTGGTATTTTAAGAAAATTTGATTTTGATGATTTTGGAGACCCTATTTGGATTATTGATTTTAGGGGTATTGGTGAAGTTATTCTTCCTAGAGAATATTGGGATTCTATTGAACTGAATTATTGCGGTACAGTTCATTCTAATCAAGGTTCACAGTATGACAATGTAATTATTGGTTTAGATTTTAGTGCTTATACTTTATTAACTAGAGAATTAGTTTATACTGCTATTACCAGAGCAAAGAAAAAGTGTATTGTTGTTGCACAAAATTCTGCTCTTAGATATGCTGTAGGGAATAAGGGTTTGTCCAAAAAGCAAACACATCTTGTTGAGACTTTACATGATGTGGCACATCCTAAATTAGATTTTTAATTATCAGAATAGTCTGTGTATTTAATATAAAAAATTAAATACACAGACTTGACATTTGATACAAAATGTGGTAGTATATAAAATATATAATACTAAATATAGGAGGAATAATAATAATATGGTTGAAACAGTTTTTCGTGCTATTATTGATGATTGGACAAGGACAAAAAATCATTGTAGAACTACTGACAACAAGGACTTTACTGAAAAAGAACCTACAGATACTTTTAAAAAGAAACTTCTTATTTCAGAACATAGTCCTATTAGAACACTTGAATACGATTGGACATGGCCTAGTATTCCTTATTGGGTATCTACTCATTGGGCTAGACATATGTGGACTCCATTTATAAGTACACAGAGAGATGACCGTTTGCATGATGAAATATCTAGGGATGAAAAGCCACAGGGTGCTCTTGTTAGATTTGATGGATATGCAAATCAGCAGAATTTAATTGATACATGGAGAAAGCGTCTTTGTTATTGTGCTAGTCCAGAAACTAGAGAATGTGCTGAAAACTTTAAAGTAACTCTTCATGAAACACATCCTTTTGAGGCTGATGTATTAGTTCCTAATTGTATTTATAGAGATGGTTGTCCAGAATTTAAAACTTGTGGATTCTTAGCAAAATTTCTTGAAGAACATAAAGATATTGATATGCATGATATTCAAGCAAGATATGATGCTTACAATAAGGACTTCTATGAAAGGGTAAAGAAAAATGACTGATTTAAGTAAGTTCCCTATTTATAAGGCTAAAATGATTGATAGCGATAAATATGTAAGAGGATTTTATTTTGCCTATCCAGAAACTACTTATTGTTTTACAGAAGATTATATAAATTTTCCTGTTAAAGTTATTCATTGTATTGTAACGCATAGAGTAGGTGATTGGGGATTACCTAATGAACCAAGACTGTATCAAATTGATATTAATACACTTGAACAGGTAGGGGAATTTAATGCACTAAGAAAGAAATATGGAGATGAACCTTGGATAGAACATTATGACAAAACGGAGTGTGCTGATAATGCGTGAAGGAATTTATTGTTGTACAAAGGATAATAATAATTGTCCCAAAAAAGATACATGTTACAGATTTATAAATCCGAATGATAATCCTCATACAACGCTTTTTAATTATGCTTGTACTAAAGATAATAACTATCTTTTGTATATAGATTTTATTATACCAAATAATGATATTAAAAATAATGAAGAGAGTGAGGTGAACAAGGTATCAAATGAAGGTTGATTTTTCAAAAAGACCCTTAAATCTTGATATGAAAATCGTAAATAAGGGCAATGATGGATACGTCTATTGTGAATCTAATTATGAAGAGGCAAGAGACCCTAATGCAATTTTTCTTGGAGAATGCGAGACACAAGAAGAAGCATGGAATTTAATTAAAAAGCATCTTGAAGCAAATAATTTAGGTTATTCTTATTATTATAGAAGTAATTATTATGGTAATCTTATCGAAATTGATTATGGTAGTTGGACATATTTCGCATATATTTATGATTTACCAGAAAAGGAACGTGAATTAGTTAAACTTAGTGCAAAAGAATTTGAAGGAGAATAAATTATGTTAGCTTATAATTTAACTTCTATTGATTATGTACAGCCTTTAGTGAATATTTGTGAAAAATATTCTAAACATTTTAAAGTGGATATTGTTTGTGGACACTATGTGGTTGATGGTAGTAGTTATCTTGGAGTTTGTTCTATGTGTCCTAATGTTGTAGATATTGTTCCTGTTCTTCCAGAAAAGTTAGATGAAGCTATTGAAGATAAGTATTTTGCTTTTTTACAGGATATTCGTAGAATTGGCAGAGAGCATTTAGAAAATAAGGAGTAATTTATGATATTAGGTATATGTGGGAAATCTGGGTCGGGTAAAGATACTTTAATTAAAATGATTAAAGATAATAATAAAGAAATCTATAGAATGATAAAAGCTTCTGATAGACCACCCAGAAAATATGAAAAAAATGGACAAGATTATTGGTATTTTACCAAAGAAGATTTTAAAGAAGCTGAAAAAGTTGGTTCTTTTATTACTACACAATCTTTTAAAGTAGCTAATGGAGATGTATGGAGTTATGGTATTTTTAAAAATGATATAGAAGAATGTTTAGATTCTGATTGTCTTTGTCTTATTACTTTAACTCCTTATGAAGTTGAGACCTTATATAAAAAATTAAACAGAAATCAGTTAGATAAACTGTATGTTTTATATCTTAATATCACTGATGATATACGTAGAAAACGTTTATTAGAACGTGGAGATGATATAGCAGAAATTAATAGAAGAATTGATGCTGATAATAAAGATTTTGATAATCCAATATTTTTATCTATGGTAGATGATATGATTAATGCTACCGAAACAAATATTATTTATGAAGAGATTCAAGATGATATAGATATTGGAATTGGATTTTTTAATGAATTTAAGAGGGGGTAAATATGAACACAATTATTTTATACTCAACAGGATGCCCTAGATGCAAGGTATTAAAAAAGAAACTGGATGCTAAAGGAATTGTTTATACTTTAGAAGAGAATGAAGACCCATCTTTTATGATTGAGAAAGGATTTACAGAAACTCCTATTCTTGAAGTAGATGGTAGAGCAATGGGATTTATAGAAGCTAATACATGGGCTAATCAGTTTTAAGAGGTAGCGCAATGGAGATAAATATACGTTTAGATAGAAATTTTACAGTTGGTTATAATAGAAACCAAAATGATTATGGAACAGAAATAGCCCATTTAAATGGTTTTGATGATGGTCAACTTAGTTATACAGATTTTATTGATAATTTTATTGATGAAGATACAGTAGCAGATTCAAGTATTGATGGTAATAGTAATGTAGGGCATAAAGATATTGTTACTCTTGAAAGAGAAATGCCCAAACCGCATGAAAAGCTTTTAGCATTTAATAAAATCCATTATGAAATGCAAAAAAGATTTGGATTTAAAGCCGCTAATAATTGGTTAAAAGCAGAATGGATTGGTCAACTTTATATGCATGATGCCAATTCAGCTACTTTTCGGAGTTATTGTTTTGCTTATGATTTAAAAGATTTAGCTGAAAAAGGACTTTATTTTATAGATGGACAGAATGCTTGTCCTGCCAAGCATTTAACTACATTTGTAGATTTTGTAAAGGAATTTGTTAGTTTTGCTTGTAATAGAACTTCTGGTGCAGTAGGACTTCCTAATATTATTCCTTATATGTTTTATTTTTGGAAAAAAGATATAGATGAAAATTATTTAGGAATTAGGTCAGCAGGATTTGGAGAATATTATGCAAAGCAGAATTTCCAAAGATTTATTTATGCAGTAAATCAACCTTATGTAAGAGACGGTAGTCAATCAGCTTTTACTAATACTTCTGTCTTTGATAGACCATATTTTGAAGCTTTGTTCGGTGGAGCAGAATTTCCAGATGGTACTTTCATGATTGACTATGAAGAAGAGATTATTAATTTCCAAAAATGGTATATGGAAGTAATGGCTAATATTAGGTCTGCTAATATGTTTACTTTCCCTGTAAGTACTATTTCTTTACTTAGACAAAATGGTAAATTTGTTGATGAAGAATTTGCTATATGGGCTATTAAACATAATATGAAATGGTCTGATAGTAATTTGTTTGTTGATGATACTGTTAATAGTCTTTCTAACTGTTGTCGGCTTAAATCTAATATTGAAGATTTAGGGTATGTAAAAATGCCCGATTATCCCTTTGCCGCATAATCAGCGGGGTATTCTGTTAATAAGAATGCTAACGAGGAAACCTAAGTTAAGTTCCGATTACTTAATATGGCAATCTCGTGGGAAGCTAATTGTTTTTTATATGTATTGAAGAAAGCAATTTATAAAATAACAAACGTGATAAATAATAAAATATATATAGGACAAAGTGTTGACCCTAATCATCGTTTTATTGCACATTGTAGTAGAGCTAATAATGATTCGGACAATTCTCCTATACATGCCGCAATTAAAAAATATGGAAAAGAAAATTTTGTTTTAAGTATTATTGAATGGACAGAAGATTATAATAATAGAGAAAGATATTGGATTCAAAAATTAAATTCTTTATCTCCATTTGGTTATAATATTGCTAAAGGTGGAGAAGAACCTCCTCATAAATATGGTGAACAACATCATAAATCAATAATTACTGAAAAACAAGTAGATATTATAATTAAAGAATTAAAAAAGGATAAATTAACTGAATCGCAGATAGGTAAGCTTTTTGACCCTCCGTTTAACCAAACTTTAATTAATAATATAAATTGGGGAATTACTCATAAAAGAGATAATGAAACATATCCTATAAGAGAAAATTGCCCTTATAATTTAACTTTTGAACAGGTAGGTGATATAAAATGGTTATTACAAAACACTTTATATCCATGTTCTCAAATTGCAGATTATTATCACGTAAATGTTTCAACTATAAAACATATTAATACAGGTCGGAATTATCGTGAAGATAATTGTGACTATCCTTTAAGAAAACAAAGGGGTAAAAAACAATTAGAACCTGTAGAGACTATTCTCGCTAAGAGAAGTACGACTACTATTGATATGTAGTTGGAAATGGGGATATGCGCTATGATGCGTATAAGAAATAGTCCAGTCCTATACGAAAGTGTAGGGTAACTGATTTTAACTCAATCGGTGGAACAGCACTTAAAGTCGGTTCGGTAAAAGTATCTACTGTTAACCTTGCCAGACTTGCATTAGATACTAATTCAGAAGAAGAATACTTAGAAGAATTAAAAAATAGAGTTTGGCTTAATTTACAAGCATTAGATTGTGTTCGTCATATAATTAAACGTAATGTAGATAAAGGTCTCCTTCCTAATTTCTCTTATGGTTTAATTGATTTTGAGCATCTTTATAATACTATTGGATTTATTGGTATTTATGAAACAATGAAAAAATTTGGTTATACCGTAGTAGATGAATTTGGTAATACTTTCTATACGGAAGATGCTTCAAGGTTTGGAAAGAAAATTTTTGAGGTAATGCGTCAAACAGCAGACGAATTTATTGAGAAGTATCATTGTGATTATATGATAAATACTGAACAAATCCCCGGCGAATCTGCGGCGGCTAAACTTATGTTAAAAGATAAATTCTTCTATCCCGAAGCAGATATTTATGACCTTCCTCTTTATGGTAATCAGTTTATTCCCTTGGGGATTAAAACAACGGGTCAAGAACGTGTAAGAATTGCTTCTGAATTTGATAGTTACTGTAATGGTGGTAGTATTTTACATTATAATATTGATGCTCCATTTGATAGTTTTGAAAAAGCTTGGAAAATGGTTAATTATATTGCTGACCAAGGAGTCACCTATTTTGCATTTAATACAAAAATACAAGCCTGCGAATCTAATCATGCCTTTTATGGCAAAGTATGTCCTGTTTGTGGGAAACCTGTTGTGACAGAATATACAAGAATAGTAGGTTTTTATACTCCTGTCAAGACTTATTCCTCACAACGTAAAGCTGAATTTAAAATGAGAAAATGGGAACATATTAATACAACAGCGGAGAATATAGCATGATAATTAAAGGTCTTATAGATGAAGATTTTATAAATTATAAAAAACCTGCTATGGTAATTGAATTTCCTTATTGCACTTTTAAATGTGATAAAGAATGTGGACAACCAGTATGTCAGAATAGCCCTTTAGTAAATGAACCAAATATTGAAATAAGTTATGATGATTTATTAACTAGATATATAAATAATCCCATTACTGAAGCTATCATATTCCAAGGATTAGAACCTTGTGATTCTATTTCTGATGTTATAAATTTAATATTGTGGTTACGTATAAAATACAATTGTAAAGATGATATAGTAATTTATACAGGATATAAGGAAGAAGAAGTTAAATGGATTGTAGATATTCTTTCTTCAAATACTTTAATTAATACAAATATTATAATTAAATTCGGAAGATATATTCCTAATCAAGAGCCACATTTTGACCCTATACTCGGAGTTAATCTAGCATCGGATAATCAATATGCAAAAAAAATCTGTTAAACCCCTTGACAAACAACTAATAATAAGCTATACTATACACATACCAAAGTTCAAGAGCAATACCACTGAACACGGTATTGCTCTTATTTTTTAAGTATAAGGAGAGATATGAAAGAAATCAATTATCAAAAAAGATACGTCAACAAATACTATATTCCAGAAAAAGTACAGCAGAACCTTTATAGACGAGGCTTTAAATACAGTTTCCTAATTGATAGCTATTTGCTCATATTTCCTTTAGATGCTTACAAAGGTATGCCAACATTACAATGTAGAGTCTCAATCAATGATTATACTAATGAGATAAAAGTAAATGTTACTACTGTTTCGGGAGAACCTTATCCGCCATTCTATTCTTGTAGCAATCAAGGTTATGTAAAATATCTAGACCAAATTTGTGACAGAATAGATAAGAGAATGAAACGACTTGGATTTAAAGTAAAGAATAAAAACAAAAATAAAATTAACACTATAGAAAGTAAGCAGGTATTTAAATGAAAGTAATTTTTTTGGATATTGATGGAGTTCTTAATTACAGAACTTGTAAGGCCAGATGCCCTAATTGTAAGAGTATAGTTGGGATTGAAGACAGTAGAGTAGAAAGACTGGCTAAAATCGTAAAAGCTACAAATGCTGAACTTGTTTTAACTTCTACTTGGAAATTAAACTGGTTAAGAGAAGATGACGAACAAGGTATTTATCTAGATAGACAGTTGGCTAAATATGGTTTACATATTATAGACTTTACTGAAGATGACGGTTGGAATCGTTGGTCTGGAATTAAAAATTATCTTGATAGATTTTCTAAATGTATAAAATCATATGTTATTTTAGATGACGAAATATTTCAAGATTATGTAATATATAATGGTTCAACAAAGATGCTTAGACCAGAAGTTGAAGAACATTTAGTAAAAACAAATTTTTACTCACCAGATGGTGGACTTCAAGAAGAAGATGTACAAAAAGCTATTGATATTTTAAATAAATTTGATTAAAAGGAGAAACTAATATGAATTTTACAGATGGATTTAATAACATGTTTAATGGAATGTTTGGAAAGGTGCAGAGTGGTCAGTGTAGACTTGCAATGAATGGTCGTATTGCGGTTAAGACTTCTTCTGGTTATAAGACTTATGATTTGAAGAAGAATAGACTGACTAATTGCAGTAACTTCGTATTTAACGGTATGGATGAATTCTTTTTTGTAATTCCTACTAATAAGGTTCAGTGTGGAGATATTATTTTAAAGAATGGACAGCCTAGATGTGTGATTAAAGTTGAAAATAATCAGATTACCGCAGTTAATTATGAAGATAGCACAGTAGAAACTATTCTTCCCGAAAGACATGTATTTATGGGTAATACTTATTTTTACGGTAAGATTGTATCTATGTTTGGTGGTACAAACTTCAAGGGTAAGAATGGCACAAACAACATTATGAAGTTTATGATGCTCTCTGAAATGATGAAGGGTAATGGTAATAACAACAATTCTATGTTTGGAAGTATGATGCCTTTCATGATTATGAGTGGTAATGGCATGGATATGTTTGATGGTCTTTTCGATTTTGATGATGTTGATATGGCACTTCCTATGGTAGATACTGATACTGATATTGATGAAGACGAAGATACGGAGGATAATGAATAATGGGTAGCGGAAGTTGGGAAAGAAGTAGTTTTGTAACATATTCTACAACAAGTAAAAGTGGAGTCACACTTGATTCTCTTGGAACAATTACAAATAATTATTCTGAACAGGATGTTTTTAAACAGAGAAATCTTCATCCTAGTCTTAATCCTAAGAATGTTATGAGAGAATGTTGTGATACAGAAGAACATCCTAATACAATTCCTGTAATTCTTGCACTTGATGTAACAGGTTCTATGGGTTCTGCCTCTCTTGAAGTCGCAAAGAAGCTGAATCCTATTATGGAAAATCTGTACAAAAAAGTTAAGGATATTGAATTCTGTGTCATGGGTATTGGCGATATGAGGTATGATAGTTGTCCCGTACAGATTTCTCAGTTTGAATCTGATATTCGAATTGCAGAAAATGTTGATAATATCTATCATGAACATGGTGGTGGAGGCAATAATTTTGAATCTTATTCCCTTGCTTGGTATATGGGATTACGACATACAAATCTTGATTGTTGGAATCGTGGAAAGAAGGGTATTATTATTACCCTTGGAGATGAACCTTTAAATCCTTATATTCCTAGAATTGGTAATTATGTTTCTATTAAAGATTATATTGGAGATGACGTACAGGGAGATATTGAAACAGAAGACCTTTACAAAGAAGCCAGTAAGAAATTCGATATTTACCACATTCATGTAAATCATGATAGATGGGCCAATATTCAAGAAGATACTATTCGTTCTACTTTTAGTGATGTTATTGGAGGAAATCACTTTAAGGTAGCCACACTTGAAACTCTTCCAGATGTTATTGTAAATATCATTGTTAATAGTGGTAATGATAATAATATGGAAACAACAATTAATTCTAATCCTATCAATAAGAACGAGGGAATTGCTTGGGTATGACAGCAAAAACAACAGAAGTTAAAGTTATAGTTGGTGCTAACTACGGAGATGAAGGTAAGGGACTGGGAACAGATTACTTCTGTTCCCTCAATCCCCAGTCTACTATTGGAGTATTAACTAATGGTAGCGCACAAAGAGCGCATACTGTTGATACAAAAGACGGATTACATCATGTATTTCACAATTTTAGTTCTGGCACATTTAATAATGTTCCGACTTATATTTGTGACGAATTTCTGATTAATCCTATGTCCTTTGTAGAGGAATATAATGAATTAAAAGAATTGGGTTATGCTCCTAAATATTATATTCATCCAAATTGCCGTGTTGTTACTCCATTTGATATGATTCAGAATCAGATTGATATGAAACGTGACAATGCTCATAACTCTTGTGGAATGGGTGTTTGGAGAACAATTAACAGATATGATAAGAAGGTCTTTAATTTAACTGTTAAAGAATTATTTGATTTAGTTAATAATCCTGCTAATGCCTTTAAAGAACTATATAAAGTATTCCTTTATTATTATAAAGATATTGATACATACTGTTCTGGCATTAATATCAAAGGTTTAATTAATCACTTTATCGAAGACCTTCAGTTTATTGCTAATCATTGTATTTTACTTATTGAGGATAATTTTTTAAGATATTTTGAAACTGTTGTATTTGAAAATGGACAGGGATTATTATTAAGTAATACTACAGACCTAGATAATATTTTGAATATTTCTACATCAACTGATACAGGACTTATAATTCCTTATAAAATCATTGAACGAAATTTTTCTGATATAGAAGCAGAAGTTTGTTATATTACCAGAACTTACTTAACTAGACATGGAGATGGAGTTATAGACGGAGACGAAGAACATGCTTTATATTATGAGCAGAATTTCTTTGATTATACTAATATCTATAATAAATTCCAAGGTAGATTTCGTTATGCTGATTTAGATATTGATACATTGATTACTTCCGTATTAGTTGACCAACATATTGCTTATTCTAATCCTAATGTTTATAGTAAAAATAAATATAATTGTTCTCTATTAATTACTCATTGGAATGAACTTCAGCTTAATAAGCAAACTATGAAATTCTTAAAAAGATATTTTCATGATAATATCTATATCTCTGATAGTAAATATAGAGATTCTGTAAAAAAATATAATGAAATGGAGATTAAATAAATTATATGAAAAAGAAAGAAACACTTTATGTAATTCCCGCCCACGTTCTTGAAATGTATGCTACAGATTACTACTTGGTAGAAGCTATGAAGAGGGATGGCCTTTTTGATACTTTGGATGATAGCTTTGTTACAGATTATATCAATGAGACTTTTCCAGACAATGACTATAAAAATCTTGATGATGTGGTAAGACATGAGGATATGTGTTACTGGAAATCAGTAAATGCTAAAGATTGTTATGAAAGAGACAAATCATAAATGAAAAAGAAATATATGAGAAATGTACGAGGAAGAGAATCCCCTAACTATTATGAAAATGATTATGACGAGGATTATGAGGATTATAACGAAGATTTTTTAGTAACTCGTTTTTATGATTATTGTAATCCTAATCGTATTGATTTTGAAATAGTAGATATGGATTGTGAACTTACACCAATACAGCAAAAGGCTTTAAATAGTCTTTTAGTTTAATAATAATAATAATAAGGAGATACTGATATGAAAGTTATGCTTGATGAAGGTGCTTTTGCTCCAGAGAGGAAACATCCTACAGATGCAGGTCTTGATTTAAAAACACCCATTGATGTTTTTATTCGTCCTAAAGACAGGGCATTTGTTAATACAGGTATTCATGTAGAACTTCCTGCAAATACTGTAGGTATGGTTAAATCACGTTCTGGATTAAATAAGAATTATGGTGTTCAATGTGAAGGAGTAATTGATGAAAACTATAGAGGTTCAATTGGAGTTGTTCTCTATAATCATTCAAACGAGACAATTACTTTTAAACGTGGAGATAGAATTGGACAGCTTGTAATTCTCCCTTGCATTTACGAAGATGTAGAACTTGTTGATAAACTTGGTAATACTGATAGAGGCGAAGGTGGATTTGGCAGTACAGGAGCAAATTAATATGAAAGAAGAAAGTTTATGTGTTGGGCCTACAAATGATACACACACAAAAGATGTAATAGAAGATACAATTCTACCAATTGTTGTAGGTATTTTAATATTTAGCATTGTAATTCCTTTTGCTCTTGGTTCTTTATGCGTTAGTATTTCGTTAATTAAAGATATAATCGCATTATTCTAAGGAGAGTTATTAATGAGAGACCCACAAAGATTATATGAATTTTATGGTAATATTAGAGATTATCATAGAAAATATTGTCCAGATATTCGAATTGGGCAGTTATTTGATAACTACAGGCAATGGTTAGCTGATAAACATCAAATTGATATTTTTTATCTTGAAGACCATCTGTTTGTAAAATATTTAGAAGATTATGTTAATTCACTAAATATAATTAAATAAAAATAAAAAGGAGAAAGATTAAAAATGATTATTGTAACAATTTTAGGTATTATTTTACTCACTATTTGTATTGTTCTGTTTGTAACTGATAATAAGGGTCTTGCAACTGTAGCAGGTATTATTGGTGTTGTCGCACTTCTTATTGGTGGTTGCTTTGATTATGTCCCTACAGGTTATGTAGGTGTTAAGACTACATTTGGTCAGATTTCAGAAACACCTTATACATCTGGACGTTTATATATCCACCTTCCTTTTGCCGAAAATATTAATAATGTAAATTGTAAACAGCAGGAAAAGGCTTTTGAAGGAAAGGTCTGGTCAGAAACAAGTGAACGTACTGAAATTTATGTTGAGAATCCTGTAGTTGATTATCAGATTGTTGCAAATGAAGCTACTTGGATTTGGCAGAATGTAGAAGAGTATGATAATCAGCTTGTTAAGCGTACTTCTGTAGAATCTGGTATTAAGGCCGCAACTAAGCAGTTCAATGATACTGATGTTACAGATAGGTCTAAGATTGAAAAGACTGCAAAGGATTTTATTCAGCAAGCACTTGATGAAAAGTATGGCAGACATGTTGTTGATATTGTTGCTGTAACTTTCCCTAACATGAACTTCTCTGATGCTTATAATAAGGCTATTGAAGAAAGAGCGCAGAAGAAGCTTGCCGCTGAAACAGCAGAATATGAGAATCAAAAGGTTATTAACCAAAAGAAAGCTGAAGCTGAACAGAGAAAGATTGAAGCTGAAAGTAAGGCGGAGGCTAAGAGAATTGAAGCTGAAGCAAATGCACAGAACAAGATTACTGAAGCTGAAGCACAAGCAAAGGCTAACAAGATGATTTCTGATTCTATTACTGATAAGGTTCTTATGAATAAGTATCTTGATAATATGAGAGCAGAGACAGATAAATGGGATGGAAAACGTTCTGTGATTTCTGATTCTAATGGTACTTATATTTATGATATGAAAGAAATTAAGGATATGTTTAATGGACAGGAATAATATTAAAACCGTTTATAGCGAGGATAAAAATTATTTAACTGTCTCTGAAATGGTTACATTCTTAACAGATTTGGCTTTAAAAACTGAAGACATTGAAACTTCTGATAAATTAATACAGTGTTCAATATTTTTAAGTGTTGTAGCCAAATCAAAAGGAATAAAGGATAAATAAAAAAGGAATAAAAATAATATGAAAGTACAACAGCTAATTGATTTTTTGAAACAATGTAATCCAGAAAATGAAGTCAGATTTCAATTTGTAGATGAATATGACGAATATACAGACTTTTATATTACAGAAGTTCGTAAATTAGGATTAAATAGAGATGAACAATTTGTGAAAATTGTATTTGAATAATTAAAACAAAAAAGGGTAACACCAACCTACACGGCTAGTGTTACCCTAATTTATTTATCTTATTTTTGCAATGCTTTAATTTGTTCTGTTGTTTCACCAAAATCAGCAAAATCAACATTCTGTATATGGTCTATATATCTACGTCTAATTTCTGCTATAGAAGCATCTATTACACCATTCTTAATATCATTATCTTTAATATATTTTTCATATTCGTCACATTCATTCATCATAAATTCGAATGTTTCTTTGGTATAACGTTTTCCTCCCATACCATCTTCAACAAATTGTAAAATACGCTGTCTCTTACGTTTAACCGAACTATCTTTACTTTCTTTAACGTGTTCCGTTAATTTTTCATCTAATGCATCTACTTTTTTTACTATATGCGAATTTAATCTATCTCCAATCCACCCTAAACAAAAGTCCCAAGGATTTAATTTAAGTGGGGAAATTTGAACCAATGTCGTAAGAATAACAATTATTATAATAATAAAAGTAGTTGCACTTGTGACTTCTGGCAAATCAAAAAATTTAATTATATCTAATAAGGACATTTTACTCACCTCTTTCTTTAAGTATCATGCCCTTACATAAGTAATATAGGCAGAACTTACAAATCCATATTTTCCATTATACTTAATATAATACCAATTACTGCCATCTTTAGCCAAGATAGCATCACAAACAATTACTTCAATACCTTTCTTTAAAGGACTGAAAGAAACTGTTTTATTATTTGTACCTGCCCAAGAACGTACATTTAAAGCACTAGCTGTCACTTTACCAATAAAGACTTTATTCTTACTAGGAGAGCCAGTTTTTGAAATAGTAAATTGTGACTTAGAAGTTGCTTTAATAGACTTAGGAGTAGATGATTTAGAACTAGAATATGAAGTATCAGTATTAGCTTCTGATAATTCTGTTTCTTTACCAACAATACAAGACCAATCCATTCTTCCATATCCTGCAATTCCAGAATAGTTTCTATTATAAGATTTCATGGCTACACCACCACCATTAGAAACTACACCAGAAGCACCAGATGTATTTCCCTCAATAGTGTAAACTTTACTAGAATCAACCTTATAAACAATACCAGTATGACATATACCTGTTCTATTCTTAAAGAAGATTTGGTCTCCAACTTTAGGATTAGATGTATGCCATCTTCCTTTCTTTTTATAATGATTAGCTGAGTAAACAGTATAATCATCAAAATCACCACAAAGAACCTTTTTAGCTTCTGCCATTGTATAGTTTAAACGATTAACCACTTGAAGCACTACCCAATCTACGAAGGAGTCGCACCAAAAGGCAGGATAGTCCATATTCTTAGGTTGAAGTTGATGTAATTCATAACCATATTTTGTATAATTAGCTGAACCTGCATTTTGAGTTTTGGTATAAAGATAATCTAAATTGCCATTTCTCTTTTCTAAATAGCCAACTTCTTCTTTAGCAATTTCAATTAATTTATTAATACATTCAGCTTCAGTGATTTTAACCTTTTTAGGTTCAACTGGTTTAACAGATTCAGTAGGAGTTTGAGGTGGAGTCTGAGGTTCTAATTCCTCTTTATTCTCTACAAGGTCTAATTCACAATAACAATGACTTAAATCTATATTGCCAGAAACACCCTTAATAGAACCTTTAGAAGTGTATTGCCATAAATCATATGGATAGTTATTATAAGTACATTCTGAATTATACTGTGCTACCCATCTTGAACAACCTGCTAATAAATCCTTATCATTTAATTGATTATTATACCAACTGGTAGAAGCATATACTCCATAAGGAATATTCTTATCTTGCAGTTTTTTCATAATTCTATTTAAATATTGAGTTCTTCTAGCAGGAGATAACTTATCAGAACGTCCAGACCTATCTCGCTGAACTACTTCAGAATCTAAATAAACGGCAAGTGCTAATTTTAAATCATAGTTTTTAATAGTTTCAATAATAAATTCTGCCTCTTCATCTGCTTCAGCATCAGAAATTGAACAGGGGAAGAAATAAACAGAATAAGGAATTTTATATTCTTTAATTTTATGAATATACTCTACAAATTTGGGGTCATAATTAATTTCTCCTGTATGTGAACCTCTATAACCCATTCGGAGGACAATTCCATCCACTGATTTCTTCAGTTCATCCCAATTTGTAACAGTATTAAATTGTGACATATCAGCTATTTTTAAAGCCATAATTATATCCTCCAATATTTCGTCACTAATAATATACATTATTAGTGACGAAATTCATATAATCAATTTTAACCTACGTTTTCTTCTTCAACTTTTTCTTGACGAGCAACAATCTGTTCTAAAGTACCAAGAGCAGTATCAATTTCATTATCAATCCATGCTGTTAATTCATCCTGTTTAACAACAAGAGCAAGAATAGGATACTGAGTATAAATACGTTTAATAACTTCAGAACGTTTAATTGTACCCGCTTTATTCCAATCTTCATAATTCTTTTCAGCTTCAGTTACCATACTAAGAATACTGTTTTTAATTTGCTGTTTAACAGCTTCAATCTGTTCTTCCTTAGAACGATTCCTAAAATCTTTAATCCAAAAGACTCCTTTAACAATCAGAGCAATTGCAACAACAATTAAAGTCCAATTTTCATAAATCATTTTTAAAAGATTAACAAGACCAGTCATAATTTTTACTCCTTTTTATTTGTTTTATTTAATTCCCATACGCATTTTTATTAATTCACATAACTCATCATCAAATGAATTATAAAAATCTTTTATAATCGTATCTATTTTACTAATTCCATCTTGGGCTAATTGATATTTGTCTCCAAGATATTCTTCACGTACTGTACCGTTACCTGCTTTACCAGTTAACACATAATATACTAAAGCCTTTTGAAGCGCTTCTTCATTTTTCAGTAATTCATTTACTTCATTTTGAACTTCAGTATAGTCTTCACCAAGATTAGTTTTTCTTACATCTCCATTGCCCCAAGATAATCCATTAATATCATGACCAAGAATTACTTCAATAGCCATATCTTTGATAGTTTTACCTTCTTTACTGGGAACTGAAGGAGTTGAATTTAAACTAAAAATTCTCTTTGCAAGCCATTTATCAGATGTTCCATAATCACCCCCAAATCCTTTACCAGATTTAGGTACTTCATATAACCACTTACCTTTATTGCGCTGTAATCTTGAACCACCATCAGCAACAATGATAGAGGTAGGAGTTACATCCCAAACAATCACCACATGATGCCAACCAGACTGACCATAAGTTGATGGATTTTTAGGATTAAAAACACCTTTCTGGTCTCTGTAAAAATGTACAATGTCTCCAATTTGTAAATCATTTTTATCAGTAATTAATTTACCGTAACTAGCTTGTGTACAGTATTTTTGATTGCCATTTGGTAAAACTCCAAGTTTAAATAAAAATGTATCAATAGCCCAATTACAACAGGTGGTTTTATCTTTTGATGAAAGACCACATAAATCATCAATCTTTCCACCATTACATCTACCCCTTTTATTATCTACATAAAAGGGTGAACCACCTGTCCATCGTACATAAGTCACACCATTAAAATAATCAAAACCATAAATATGATATAAACCCCAAACATATTCTGCAATTTCTTTAAATTGTTGCACAGTAGATACTTTACCTTTAAAATTCCTGTATTTTTTAAATACTCCACCTAATGAATCAATATAAGCATTATATCCACCATAAGAATCTAATTTAGAAATATAGTTTGTACAATTAAAATCAGCTTTATGATTATCTATAATTTTTTGAGTTTCAGCACTAAATTGTTGCATATAATCACCTCTTATTTAATTTAATAATTTATTGACCTATTCTTGATTGATAGTCTGCCCACAATGTGTCTATTTTGTTTTTATAGTCATCTGTAAATGATTCTGGGCCTGTCCATAATTGAACTGCTCCATTGTGATAATAGTAGACTGGATGATATGAGGTTAATTCCATATCACTAGCAGAATAAGTACTTCCTAAATAGATATAAATAAATCCATCTTCTGTAGTGGGTAAATCTTGTACATATGGTTCATCTGCATCAATAATTGCACTTCCATCAGATTGAGGAAGAGCCTTTATATAAACTGGTTTTCGTATTGCTAAATTAATTGCTCCACCCACACGATTAAAACTATATCCAAGACTAAAAGTATTTTGTTCCCATATAGTCGAACCAGAAGGTACTTCTTCAGCTTCTAAAGTAGCTGACCCATTATAATATCTAATCGTACCGAAAGGGTCGATTTTTTCTTGACATACATTTTTTATTGCTGTTGTATTATCAGTAGTATCATTATTTGCAGGAACAAAATGTGTCCCATCTGCTGATGTGAATAAAAGTCTATAACAATGTGTATGAGAAGATAATGGTAATGCCATTGAATTAGTACGAAGCACATATCCTGTAGTATTGGTATCAGAATTATAACCACGATAAAACCACCAACCACCATCACCATCATTAAGGGATGTACTATAAATTAACATAACTGTATATGCAGAATTAAAAATTGTTGTTTCACGGGTTGATGCCGCCATACTACTATAAACAGGCTTTGCTCCAAGATTATTAATATTAATAGTAAAACCACTTGCAGATGTAACTACACCATTTCTTAAAATAACACATACACCATCTCTAAGTTCTGTAATTCCATCTATGGTTGCGGTAAAATTTGTAGAGGTTGATGTAGCATCTACTTGTCCATAAGGAATTGATGTAGTTGCTCTATCTATACATTTTTGCACACTTGCTTTATAAGTAACCAATATATTATTTGAATTAATATCTGTAAAAATATTATTTTGTCCCAAAAGAGTTTTGGCTTCGTGCGGTGTTAGCTGGTAGGTGATGGGGTCGGCAACGGGGTACACAATTTGCGTTCCGTTGACGACAGATTCCGCATATTCTCTTGTTGTTCCTGCGGGGAAATAGAAGTAAGCGTATCCGCTGACTCGTCTTGTAGTGTTTTCTGCCGCCGACTTATCAACCGGGAATTTGGATGTTACATAATCCGTTGAAACGGATGCCGTAGGCAAAGCATTGGGAAGAACAACTCTTCCATACGTGAGGTTACCACTCCCATATGAATATAATTCGTCAGCAGTAATCATAGCTTTATCCACCGTCAGCATCCCGGTAAGCACATCTAGCGTGCCGCCGTAAACTGTGCCTGCCTCGCTCTGCCAAGAGACAGGGTAGGTGG